CTATCGCGACGTATGGCTGATGCCCACGTCCAGCGTCCCGTAAGCCGTGACCCCCGACTCCCGCCCATCGGCTCCGCCGCCAGCACAGCCCGCCAGGGCCGCGACCATTCCCAGTAGCGACGAGGCTCCCGCAAGACGTTCAAGCATTGTTCGCATGCTCCTTCCTCGCAATCTTCCTGAAGATGATTGGGCCACGGCCAATGCGCCAGGTTCCAGGGAACCTGGCATTGCCAAACCGAATGATGCGGAAGGTAAAAGAGGCAGGCAGCCCGAGGGGACGGGCCGCCTGTCAGGAAGATCGAGGGGGGTCAATGTCCCTCGGAACGGAGTATCGCCGTGCGCACGTCCGCCAAGAACCCTGCAGAGGTGGGGGCTGTGCGCGCCATATGGCCAGCGGATTGGTGGCTTGCCGCAAAGGCCTGTCGCGCCCGCGCGCCCATGTCTGGCAACCGGCCTGCATGCTACGATTCTTCACATCGCCGCAGGCGAATGAACGGCAGAAAGCGTGGGCAAAGCGAACACAAACAACGAAGGATCATTCGGCGAGGTGTTTGAGGACTTCAGGCTGGTCTGGGTCGCCGAACAACTGCAGGATGGCAAATGGACGGCGCGCTACTGCTGGCATCACGGTACTTCCGAAGCCGCGGGTAGGGCACTGCAGGAAGCCGTTTTCAACGGCAAGTCACGCCGGCTGCTGGGTCACTTCGACACCGAGGCGGAGACCATTGCCGCCATCAAGCAGGCAGTATTGCTGGAGGCCAAGTGGCAGCCGCGCAAGGCGTGATGCAAACCTCGAAAAAATTTGTGCGGGATACTAGCCATCTTGGGAAAGTGTTTGTATAATCTTGGTTTTCGTCGATCAGCACTTCGCTGATGACCTCTACGGTGGCTGTAGCTCAGTTGGTAGAGTCCAGGATTGTGATTCCTGTCGTCGTGGGTTCGAGTCCCATCAGCCACCCCAATGAATTCAATGGTTTGCAGGTTACCAAGTACTAACTTGCGGCTGTTTTTGGAATCTGATCTTCCAATTTTGGAAGATCAGATTCTCTTTCGGGTTTAGGTAAAGGCTGGACAGATGTCTGGCCTTTTTCTTTGGGTCGCCGGTAGTCGGCTCCGCCAGGTCGGGAGTCAGCCATCAAGCTTCTAACATATAAGAGGCGATACTTCCTCGTCCGCCGCCAGCAGCGGCTCATCAGATCCCAACCCATTCGAGATGCGCGAGGCGCCCGTCGGCGCCCCAGGCGTGCCGCCCGTCGTCGCTCTCCGGCTGGCCAGGCCATCGCTTGGATGGCACCCCGCGTCTTTGGGCTGATGAACTACATTACCCGACGCAAGGTCATAAAGGCCCTCGGCGAACTCCGTCGTATCGTTCTGCATCGCCGAAAGTCGGTGATTTTGGATTTCTCGAGGACGCAAAAGCTCTACGCCGAAGGTACGCTGCTGTTCGTTGCTGAGTTGCGCAGGATGCTGAGGTTGTCGGGTGGGAACGTCGCAATTTCTGGAACGGTTCCATGCGTTGACAAGGTTGCCCAGGTTCTAAAGAAGCTCGGTGTTCTTGATCTCCTGGGAGTTGAGTGCGACGTCGTACCAAAGGACGAGGATGTGATCCACTGGCGCCATGCGCACGGGCATAAAGTAGATGGTGCCGCATACGAGGACGTGCTCGCCGAATATGACGGGGAGATAGCTGAAGCCTTGTCGCAGCAGTTGTACACGGGCATAACCGAAGCAATGACCAATGTCCTCAACCACGCCTACGAATTTCCGCGTGAGGACGGCACAAAAACTGCTAGAGGGGAGTGGTGGATGTTCTCCCAGGAGAAGGACGGCATGCTTTCGGTGGCATTTTGCGATCTTGGTGCCGGAATTCCCCCAACACTAAGGTTGAAGCGCCCGTCAGTTTGGGCCCGCGCGTTTCGATACGGGGATGGCAAGGACGCAAATGTGATTGCACATGCGATCCAAGACAGCGTGTCTCGCACACGCCAAGGTCATCGAGGACACGGCTTGAACCAAATTGTGAGCCTGGTGGATAACATTCGGGGTGGCCGTGTACAGGTCATCAGTAACCGAGGGGCCATTGAGCGTGAGGCCGGAAACATGAAGCCGTTCGAGTTCTCTGATAGCATCATGGGGACACTTATCTATTGGCTAATCCCCTTGCATAGCAAGGAGGCGGTATGAGAACCATCAGCATTGCGAAGGACTTTTCTCGGCATCCCGCTGGCCGGTTCGAGAGGGACGGCCCCTCCAGTGGCGAACTGTTCCGTAGGAAGTTCTTGATTCCGAGTCTCCGAGAGGAGCAAGACAAGATCGTCATTGAGATGGACGGTGCTCGTGGCTATGGCTCTTCCTTTTTGGAAGAGGCTTTCGGCGGTCTCGTGCGGGAGGGATTCGACAAAGAACGACTGTTGCGGACGCTCGTGATCATTGCCTCAAACGCGAGCCTAAAGGTCGAGATCGAAGACTACATAAAGAGCGCCGCTCCAACACAACACTAGGGTCAACAATTTGGCTTGGGCTGACTGGGCATCAGGCATTCCGTGGGTCATCGCTGTCGTCGGGTGGGCAGCAACCCATGTATTCAGTGAAGCGCGCGAGCGGCGGAAGGAATGCCGGTCGCAGCTCGACAAAGTTCACGAATTGCTAGCCAAGATAGAGCAGGGCGGTACAGCATTTCATCGGGCCGAGAAGTATGACGGCGGGAAGTCGGGCGAATTGCTCTCTCAGCTTCATCAGCTGGAGCGTACGCTCTATCGCATCCCAGTTGTCGATGTGGATGGGTTGGCGCGCGATTTGGTCGGACTGCGTAGATCAATCACGTTGAAGAATTTCGATCCAAGCGAATTCGTCGCGCAGCTTCAAGGCAGCGACATCGTCGCAGGGATATCGGATGCCGTGTTCGACATGGAAGACGCTCTCGAGCTCCAATATCGCGACAGGTATCCTGCGCAGTTTCCGTTCTTCCGACTTGGTAAGGCAAAGGCTTCGACACAAATCGGTCGTGATTGACTAGCGCGTAGCCTTCACCTTTCGCTCTCTTCTGCGGTCGTAAATCTTGGCTACCATGCGGCCATCCGCATGTCCGGTGGCGTCCACAATGCGCTCATCGCCTTCATCCATCCGCTCGGTCACCGCGCTTGGTCGCATGTCCGCAAGTGCAAAACGCACGAACGGGATTTCCTCCTTCTCTGCTGCCGCTTCGCAGTAGTCCATCAGCCGGCCCCAGATCGTGTTCCACCCGCTGCGACTGTACACCTGCCCAGAAGTGTTGCCAAAGACATACACGCCTGGGGTGCGCTGTAGTGCCAGTGCCTCGTCGACCGTGGCCTTCAACTCCGGGGACCAGTAGATGAGCTTCCAGCGCTGGGCATGCCCGGCCTTGCGCTTGCCAACAGGCACCTGGACGCCGGCATCGGTGATTCGCTGACGGAGGAGGGCGCGCATCTCGTCTGGGCGGCTGACGGTTAGGAATGCCGTATACGCACACAGCGCCATGATGTGGTAGCTGCCGCCGCGTTCGCGCGCGATCCGACGCATCAGCTGCATCTCGGCCGATGACACCACGCGCTGCCGAGGGCGGGTCGGGTTGTACTCGATGCCGCGGCACGGGTTCTCCTCAAGGTCGCCATGCTTGCGCCCGTACTCCAGCACCGCGGACAGCAGGGCGATTTCCTTGTTGGCCTTCGCAGGCGCTCCCTTGCTGGCTCGCGCGGCCAGGTATTTGTAGGCATGGACGGGCTTGATGCTGTCGGGCGCCATCTTCCCAAACACAGCGATCAGCTTCTTCGATTCCCGCCTGTTCTCGGTGAGCGTGCCTTCAGCCTTCCTGGACTCGCTGTCAGCAGGCAACCCTTCCTGCCATTCGAAATACCGATCGAAAAGCGATTCGACCGTGCCGGCGCGCACGACATTGCCGTTCAGCTCGTTGGCGCGCCGAATCGCGTCGTCGCGGATAGCGGCGACTGCCTCGGGATTGTTGGTCGCCGCGGACAGCCGGAATGCCCACTTGCCGTTGTCGAGCTTGTAGCCATAGCTCGTCTTGAATTTGCCGGCCCGCACATACAGGCGGAATGGCAGCCCATCGGGCCGCTTGCGTCGTCCAATCATGTTCAGATTGCGGAGAAGTCGGGTTCCATGCCGGCAGGCGAGGCCTCGACGACTGCCATGCCGGACATGCGGGCCTCATAGTACCGACGGTCGACTTGGGGGAACCCGCGCAGGTTCGGGATGAACGGCACGCGATGCCGCTCCAAATGTCGTCGCATGCAGGCGAAACTGCTCTTGCTGCAGTCGATCATTTCGGCGAGCTCGTCGGCTGTCAGGTATCGGCTTTGCATGTCACACCCCATAGTCGGCGGGTCAATTCGACGTTGCTCAGTTTTTGTTCGTCGGTCGGCACACCGATCACCTCGCGCCAAGTGAGCGCTGCCGTTGGCGAAAGTAGGGCGGTGAAGCCAGTAAAGGAGCGCTCACGGATCTGGACCCGACCATGCCGCTCGAGGGGGTAGTTCGTCATGCTACGATTCCTTTGCCAATTTCCCAGAGGCCACGATGACGACGTACGCCGTTACCGCAAAGCGCATTGATCCAAATACCGGATGGGTTACTCATGTCATGTGGGGGGAGGTCAACCGTGACGGGTTCGAGTGGGCAGTGGCACCGCATCTGGCCACCGTCCTTGACGTCGTCGATGCGCTCACTTTCGGAGACAAGGTGGTTACCGTCTTCGAAATTGAAGGCGGACGGGTGCTTGGTCCTCATCTTCGGGTGACAGTCGACCATGCTGGACGCGAGAACATTGCAATTGAGCCTGGGGAGCTGCGGGAAGGTCGAACTCTGGCTGATCTCCCCAATTGCTGACGTAGCGCTCCGTGGAAGGCAGTTCATTTGGTCACCATTCCACAATGGTGTACATGTCCACGAACTGCCGCTCTTCGTAGTAGATGTAGCCAGCTCTTTCAACTGGCGCACCGCCTCGTCGTACTGCTTGGCTAGCCCGGTCGAACGGTCGCTGCTATAGCTGCCGCTGGGCCAGGGGCCATCGTGGGGCGCCATCGAGCGCTTCTTGGTGTTGGCCGCCTCGCGGATCTTGTCTAGAGCTGTATCGACGCGCTCGGCGGAAGTCGGGCCGGCGATCTCGCGGGCTTCGGCGGCGGTCAGGAGCTTTCGGGCTCTCATGCTAGGATGTCCTTTCCAGACAAGGGATGACCATGCTGAACTCCAAAGACACCAAGTACAAAGGATTCACCTATCGCGTTGGCGGAACGCAGCAAGGGAGCGGACCTCGCTACGGTGAGGTGCGATATGCGAGGAACGAGGTCGACGGGTCCCCCGGCAAGGAAGAGCGGACTATCCAAGTCCATGGCAAATTTTCCGACTTGAATGCAGCCATGGACGCGGCGGACAGGCATATCAGGGCGATGATTGATCGAGGTGATCCGGCGCTCGACTTGCCGGAGTGAGTCGATAGGGAGCAGGTCGCGCATGACGTCGCGGCGGTCGCCTTGGCCGCAGTGGTTGGTGGTCAGCGTGCTCCTGATCGTAATTCTCGGAGGAGGGCCTAATGGAAGCGGACGACAAGCGAATCGCTGCCGAGGATGCGCGGCGCCACTGGAATAGTTTGGACACTGCCCTGATCGAGGCAACGAAAGCGTGCCTCATATTGAATGGGGGCTCTGTGGTCGCGATGCTTGGACTGCTGCAGAACCTCCTTGCGAAGTCACAGGGAACAGCGTTCAAACCATATGCATTGGGCGCCGCCGCGTTGTTCCTGATAGGGGCGGTCTGCGTGGTACCAGCATTTGGCCATCGATCAGCGATGTTCCGTAAGATTCTCGCCGGCAACGCCGAAGAAGCCGTCCACAGGGACAATAGTTCTCTGACTTGGCTCGGAGGCTCCATCTTGGCTTTCGTGCTGGGCGCCATTGCAGCAGGCGCGGGAATTGCCATTGCCTTGTAGTTCACGAGGCCCCCATTTGGCTGCTTAGCTGACCAACTCGCCATCTGGGGCACTTTGGCGTGCACCATGGAGTCGGAGAAAAGGTTGGCGCGTTCGTTCGTCATGCTAGGATCTTCAAACACATTGGAGCTGCCTATGGCTATGCCCGACGATGGAGATGTCATTCGCGCGATGGGAACTGTCGCGTTGTGGTCGGCATATATGGAGGAGGCCATTGATGATTGCCTTGAGCAGTTCATTGACCGAGGAAGAGCTGAGGAGCGATTGCGTAAGCAGTCAGCGCGTGAGAAGGCCAAAATTCTGAGGCGGTTGATCAATAGCACTCCCTTCAATGAGGAGCTCGTATATCTTCCGGCACTGCTTGACGCAGTCATCAATCGCTTGGAAGATCGGAATACTGTGATACATGGGCGGCTATACGTCAGCCCTGATGGCGAGATGATTCGGCGGTCTGCACGGCATGGGGAACCTGATGTTCCAGCCAGCTCTGCTGAGTTGTACGCGTTGGCAGACGGGATCCAAGAACTAGTTCCTGGGCTACTGCATGCGTCCAGATTCCGACTTGGTAGACATCTGGACAGGCGCGATGAAGGCGTAGAAGGGTAGCTCACGCTGCCTACGTATGTTGCGCTACAGCCAGGGCGATCGCGACCGGCCGTACCCACACCGGCGTGGCCGACAGCATGAACGTCTCGCCAGTCTCGGCCAGCAGCAGGGTGGTGCCCATCACCTCGGCAATAGCCTCCGCTGCATAGGGCGGCACGGCATTGCCGATGCGCTCGCGCCACGCCTGGTCGCTCAGGCCGTCCAGCTCGAGGTATTCCTCGGGTTCGATCAGCGACTGGATAGCGGCCAGTTCCAACGTGGTGAACGGCCGGTGCCAAGTGCCATCCAGCGCGCGGATGATTGCGATCAGCTTGTCGTTCGCCGCCGGCAGGCGCGGATCGGCCACCGACCACTTGCCGTTGTCGTAGCCAGCTGCGGCCGAAACGGCGCCACTGTGCTGATTCCAGCTAACCACACCGTAGTGCCCGGCGGTCAAGTAGTTGTCGCCTTTCTCGCGGTGGAAGCCGGGACGAGGGTCGGCAACGGCAAATGCGCCTTGGCCCGTAGTGCTGCCAGCGATCACAGTGCCCGTTGCCTCTTCCCATTGCGTGACGGCGTACTTGCCGTAGGTCGGGCCTTCGCGTCGGGGGTCGGCGACGCACTGTCCGGTCCCGTGCGCGCTGGTGACCGCGCCAGCGGCCTGGCTCCATGGCACAATGCGGTATTCGTTGTTGTGCTTGGCCGGGCCGGCGTGGCGCGGGTCTGCCACGCTGAACGTGCCTTGCCCGGGCGACTTCACGCCGATGATCGCGCCCGACGCCTCGCGCCAGCCCAGCACACCATACTGCTGATATTGCGCGGCATTAGCGGGGGCGCGCGGATCCGCCACCGAGAAGGCACCATTAGTCGGCAGAGACTCCCCAGCTACTGTCCCTGCCCCCGGCTCCTCCCAGTCAACTACACCGAGGTGGCCACCGCGGCGTTCCGGCAGGATCAGGTAATCCTGCAGATAGCCATCCTTCACTGCTAGCCGGTCCAGGCTACGCCAGTCACTGCCCGCTTCGACGAACGCCAGCCGCACCCAGGTCTTCCACTGCAGGGAAGGCACACGGTGCATGGGGCCGGCCTCGGCAGCGCCCGGCAGCGGCATGCGGTCCAGCACGGCACCGACACCCTGCAAGCGCTTCATTGGCGGCTCGTACAGAAAAGCCGGTACCTTGGCGGTGTGGCGTGCGACCAGCAGAAAGCGCTTGCGGCTCTGCGCCAGCCCGCCGATCACGCCGCAATCGTGGGTCGTCTCGTTCACGGCATAGCCGTAGTGGCGCAGCAACTGCCCAATCTGGTCCAGCAGATGCCGGCCGCGCGTCGCCAGCCTCGGCACATTCTCGAACACGATCAGTTCGGCCGGATCATCCTTCCACGCCTCGCACATGAGCCACACGCAGCGCAGAGTCAGCTCGTTGAGCGCCTGGTATTTCGGCGTCTTGCTTTTCTCTTCGGATAGCAAGCCAGAGGCGCCCTTGCACGGCGATGAGATGAAGACGCAGTGAGGGTGCTCACTGTTGGCCGCGCGGCGTACATCAGCGGGCACAGCCTCGCGCCAGCCGTGCGGCGGCTCATTGCCGTGGAAGGCGGTGTACTGCTGACGCGTGAACAGGTCCATAACCGTGCACGGCGTGCCGACAAGGCGCTGGAAGTCGCGCGCGGCAGCCGGGTCGTTGTCGATACCGCCGATGCAGCGCCAGCTCGCCTTCATGTTACGCACGCGCGAGACGGCGCGCCGGAAGCCTTTGGCGCCACCGCCAAGGCCAGAGCACATGGTGAAGCAGTTGTAGCTGCGGTGAATCATTACGACTCCTAGTCCTTGCAAGCCTCGCGGCGTAGAGCTGTGTGCCGGTCTCTCCCGGCTGTCACGCCTGGTTCTCTCACGCGCGGCGTTCCGCTCTCGGGGTTTAGTTGTCACCTTTCTTCAGGCGCTCGAACTCGGCCCGCAGCTCATCCTGTTGCACCATGTCCGGCACGTACCGGATCAGGTCTGCGGCAAGGTTCAAGGCTTCCACGGTCGTCGCCTGCTGCAGCGCGTCCATGACCTGCGCGAAGGTCAGGGCGTCTTCCTGCTCGACAGCAGGTGCCTGGACGGCCGGTGCATGTTCAGTTGGCGTTGGCGCAGCGGTAGCTGCCTTTCCGGCTTGCAGCTTGTCCTGGTACGCCTTGCGCGCGCGGTCCTTTTCGGGACCATCGGGCATCTTGCTGGCCATCTGGCCGGCAGCCGTCAGTTCGGCGCCGTTCGTTGCCGCGCCAATGGCGCCCAGCACTTCGTCGAGGCCAGGCGCGCCGGTGGCGACATCGGTTGCTTTCACGTCGGTTGCCTGCGCTGCGCGGCTGTGGAGCTTGTCCTTGACGCGACTGGCGCGGCTTGCCGGAGCCGGCTCTTCCTTGCGCACGTCCTCGACCTTGCCCATGTCGCGCTCGACGGCAGGCTGCTCGAAGCCATCCAGCTCGTCGGGTGTGCTGACGCCCAGCAGCACGTCGGGTGCGTGACGGCGCGCCCACTTGCGAATGGCTACATACGTGATCTGCTGTTGCGGGTCCGTTGCCCACTGTGTAGAAAAGCGCGGGTAGCATTGCGACATCATCACCTTGACCTCGCGCGGCTCGGGCTCACCGACGATCGTGGCCCGGCAGATGACCCCGAGGCCTTCTTCGTCCGCTTTGGTGTAGGTGGCGACGTAGTATTTGCCGCCTTTCTCCGACTTGCGTTCCTCGACCTTGCCCAAGACTTTATTCCAGTCACCGATGAACTCGTAATCGGGCCGAGCGATGATCGGTGCACGGGCGATCACGACAGCATTGATGAGTTGGGCTTCGTAGCCGAGCGCGCCGCTCTGGCTGATGTGGGTCTTCTGGGCAACTGCGAACGGGTTCATTTCCCATTGCATCGCCTGCATCGTCACCGCGAAGCAATCGCCCTGGTTGCCACGAAGATGTTGAGGAATGGTGGCGCGTCCAGATGCCATGATGTCGGCCACACGACTGATCGACTCAATCGTGGCCACGTCCAAGAGCATGGAGGTGGAACTCAGACCAGGCGCGCCCGGCTGCTGGGTTCGGTCCATCGTTTGAATTGCGGTCATTCTTCGTCCTGATCGTTGGTGGTGTCAGTCTTCCTGCCCTTGGTGGGCTTCGCGTGGCGGAAGTCGATGTAAGAAGTCTGCTCAACGAAGTAGCCCTTCTTCTTGATTTCCTTGCGCCGGTAGAAGGTGCCGTCGGGCAGCATCCCGATCGCTGCGCCGCCCATGAAGTCGAGGATGTGGTTGTCGGCTGCGGTGACAGCGGCTTCGTAGACCTTCAGGGAGCGCTTGGCGTCCTGGCGAACCTTGTGCCAGTGCTCAAGTTCGGCCAGATCGACTTTGCCTTCGCCGACGGTGTGGTGGAGGCGCTTGAGAAGATCGTTCGTGGTGTCGTGCTGCCAGTCCGGATCGGGGCGCTCGCCGGATTGCACGCGCTGCCAGAATGCGTGCTCCTGCTCGATCAACATTTCTTCCAGCTCTGCGTCGCGGAGGATGATGTACGTCTTCAGCTTGTTGCCGCCGACGCAGGCAGCCAGATGCCACTCGGGATAGTCGAGCACCGCCATGTAGTGCTGGCACTGGAGCAGGTATTCCTCCGGCACCTCGTCGGTCCCAGGCTCGCCCCACTCGCCGAAGCGGAAAGCCATCGCGTCGACGTTCTTGCATTCGAGCCCCACGCGGCAACCTTCAAGCAGCCGGTCGACGCTGGCGCGCATCCACGGGTATTTCGCGTGCGCGATGATTGCGTTGCGCCGGCGCACCTTCACGGCGTTACGGCGTGCGTACTCGCGCGCAATGATCTCTTCCATCAGCGTGCCAAACCTGACGTGCTCCTTGTCGTCCAGGTCTTCGGCGGCCAGTTCGCCTCGCTTCTCCAGGTAAAGCTGATATTGAGTCTTGAAGCGGGACAGGCCCAGCGCTGCTGCGGCGTCCGATCCGCCGATGCCTTGCTGCCGCTGTTGCAGCCATTCTTCACGAGCATTCATATAAGAAATCCTTCGAGGTATCCGATGGCGATGCTCAGAGCGTCGCAAGGGTTGGAAGCGATCACCGTCAGGTCGACGCCTACACCGTGCACCTGGTAGCTATGGCCGGGGATGAGTGGGCGCGCGATCATGATCGGGCCTCGGCATCAGCCAAAAGAGACTCGGCGCGCAGGACAACTGCAGCCTTGTCGATATCGCCCCAAACGACGCGCCTGTTGCAGCTGCGCAAGTAGTTGCGCAGCAAGATCGTGGCCTGTGGCTTCGCGGCCAACACACCGAGGAATTGCAGTTCCGTACTGGTGGTGTACGTCGTTGATTGCTGCTCTGCGGTCGGCGCCGCCTGTCCGTTCATAGTCAAGCTCCGAGACGTGGTTGGATGGACGGGGCGCGGCTCGTCTATCGCGAGCGAATAGGCTAGGTAGAAGGCGGCCCAAGCTGCAGCCGCCCAGACGCATCTGTTGAACCAGCGGACGTAGCGATCGATGCGCTCGTTGTCGCGGGGCGTCATGCAGTGCCTCGCTCGGCGACGAGTTCCAATGCGTCGGAGCGCGCATGACGGGCGGCCTCGTTCTCTTCGTCCGCCACACGTTGGGCATTGCGGCTGATCAACTCATCGAAGAGCTGATGGGCACGAACGCCCATCAGCTCATGGGACCGGCGCAGATGCTCGGAAGGGGTCTCGGCGGGGAGGTAGCGGACATTGCCGGCGTTGAGAATGTCGCCCAGATACTGCAGCGCTTGGTCTGGCGGGCAGTACGCTTCAACCGCGCCGGCGCGCAGATCGGCGGCGATCAGATCCGCAGCTTCGTGGTGGTCCATGTCGCATCCATCGGTCAGTCGATGGATGCATAGTAGCTTGCGCTACGCTACGCATCAAGTAGCAAATGCTACTGAAATTGTAACTTCCTCAGATCGCCGCATGTCGGATCGGACTTGGGCGCCGGGAGCGTCCATTGGTTAGGCGCTCTGAGGGAGTGCAGTAGCGTGCGGTCGAGGATAGGAGTTTCGGAAATTCGATCATCCCAATGGGAACCTTCCGGCCTGTCAAGCAGGTGGTCTTGCGCAATAGTCCTACCTCACCAATCGCAATGGCGGAGCAAGACATTGAAGAACCCTGATGACTACGAAAACGCAGCACCTGTTTCGCTAACCTTCAGCGAAGGCAACGTCATATTTGTTTGCTTGGGGCCGGTTATTGTCTCCGCAGGAGACGCCCAATCATTGCTTTCGAGCTTTGGACTCCAGTCGCCTGGCGCGGCTTCGGACAAGGCGGAGGGGAGGCGAGGTCGAGGTGTTCGTGGGGATGATCGGTAGACCGGACCCGGAGCGGAGGTCAATTACGACATAGCTGCGAGTTATATAAACTCCCGTCTCCGCAACTGCATCATTCTCTAGAGCGCCTGCTATCAAGGCCTCAACCTGCTTCGAAACGTCGCCCATCATGTCTCCATAAGAGGTGCGACTTCTCGGGTTGCGGCCCATTAGGCTAGCTCACCAACCTCAGGTACCTCTCCACCGTTTCGCCGCTATCCGCAGAAGGCGCCCGCAGGTAATGATCGTAGATCAATACAACGAGGTCGGCCTTCTTCTCTGGTGATAGCGAGATCTGCCGCTTGTGCAGGCCTCGCTCCACGCCAATGACGACTTCCCGGAGTAGTTCGAGGTTCCCCTTTTGCTCGGCATGTGGAGCGGAACGCTCCACGACATGCAACTGAGTTTCTCTTCCCGCGGCCTGGGTCGGTTTCCCATGCTTGGTTGAGAACCAATTCTCGAGGCCGGGAAGTCTCTCTACGGCCTCCACCGTCTTCTCGGAGACTGCCCGCGTGCCGGCCAGCATCTGCCGCACGAATGCGCCGTCTTTGTAGCCGAGGAGTCTGCCAAAGGCAGACACATTGCCGTCGCATTGCTTGATCACGGCGGCTTGCAATCTCTCGATTCGGTAGTCGGCAGTGGGCTTTGTTGTCATATCGCAAGCGTAGCGCATGCTACGCAACAAGTTGCTACTTGCTTTGCGTAGCAAATGCTACTAATATGGCCGCATGGATCTCGACACCTATCTCTCTCAGGTGGGAGCGCTGACCGTTGCGGAACTGCGTGCTCGCATGGCGACCTTTGGCTACAAGGTAAAGAGCGATGCCCAACTGCGGCAATGGCGCCACCGCTATGCCGGCCGTCTGCCTTCGCCCGAAAACTGTCGGGGGCTTGAACTAGCCACCGGCGGGGTCGTTACCCGGCAGGCTATGCGACCTGACGACTGGCACCTGATCTGGCCAGAGCTTGCAGACGCTCCGTCTACTGATGCGAAGGAGGCTGCATGACCCCCGCCGCCAAGCTTCTCATCACTGTCTTGGGCAACGTCGCCGAAATCTCCCTCCTGGTTGCCTGGAAGGGGTTCGGCGTTGACGCCGCCGGCAACCTGCTTCTGTTCTGGCTGTGGTTCTGCACCGTGGTGGGCACTTTGCTCTGGCTTGCGCCGGTCACCGGAGCAACGATCCGTGCTGGGCCAAGGCATCAACGTCACGACGGCGATTGCGGACATTGGTGCGCTCGCCTGGTTCGGGCACTTCGCGGTAGCCAGCTTCTACACGTTTGGTCTGCTGGGGCTGCATGTCTACTGCCAGCCGCTGCCGAGGCCTGCCTCGCGAGCGTGAAGGACGACGACTGATTTCGACGCCGACTTTTTGAGGAACGCTAATGCAATCGCTTAACGAACAAGCTGCGCAGTGCCTTGATGCCTTCAAACGCGAGAGTTCGCTGGCCAACGATGCGCTAGCACGCAAACAAGAGTTGGAGCGAGAGTTGCAAGAGGTATCTGCGCTCGCGCGCCAACACGCTATGTCTGCCAAAACGCTGGCAATGGTTCTTGTTGCTGCGTTCAGCCCCGAACCAAAAGTTGGTGAAATGCTCCAGGCCGCCTTGGGGTGGGACGGCACAGCCGTGCACATTTCGCCGTTTCTGGCCGGCGCTCTCAAATGGATCGGTGCTACTCCTGAATCAACAGAAGCAGATCGCCTACAGAGGTGGCTAGCAGAAAACTGACTTCCTCCGGGACTTGGGTCGCCTTCATCTGTAGATCCGCAGTGACAGCAAGCGCTTTCAGTTCGCTGACGAGCTGGTTTTTTGGCGCACGCGGCAAGGCGCGTGCCAGTCCAGCGACGGCGAGTTTCAAGACAATGATGTCGGCCGCGAGCTTTGCAGGTGCGTGTTGGTTTTCCATGTGTTCCCCATTCGTGGGAGATTGAGAAGGTCAGCGCCGCATTCCTAACACGCCGTGCTGCTGCCGAGTCCCACATCGTAAAAATCGGATTCTTTCTATGCGCACCTCCTGCCAGCTTCCCCATGTGGGTATGAAGGTCAGAGTTCCATCGCCATGCAGTGCTGGCGGTAGAGGTGCGCGCCCGTTTGCTGTTTCGTGTGTCCATGCCGAAAGCGTATCCGCCCACGGATTCAAGGGCATTCCTTCAATTCTGAATAGGTCTGAACGGCGATGAACGAGCCGATACCCAGGATGCGCCGGCCCAGTATCGAGGCCGCGATCCGAGCCGCGATAGCGGACCCGAGGAAGAAGCGTGAGTTGCTGGACGCCACCGGCTGGGACGATTCCATGCTTTCAAAACTGGTGCAGGAGAAGCCGGCCGGCATCACGCTCGACAAGCTCGACATCGTCCTGGCCGCACTGGACCACGTAGTTGTCACACGCAGCTACCTGGACGCGATGTGCACGATGGGGAAAGTCGGGATGTTCTGTGAGTGCGCTCGCGCCGGAGGCGGCGAGTGCGGATCCGGTCGGTAGATTGCTTACGCGCCCCCGTAACCATTCTGAAACGGAGGAGTGTCGCAATGGTAAAGAACTCAGTTGACGCATACGCGGGGACGTCGGGCTTGTCGAGGGCAGCATGACTCACGAACGTCGAAGCGGCGATATCAGCCACGCCGATAGCGAACTGGCAAAGCTCGTCATCCAGCATCTTCAAGGCAATCCGCTGCAGCGGTTCAGCGAACCGATGCTGGCCCGGCGCTTTGGGGTATCCGCACGAACTTTGTATCGCGCGATGAAGCCAGCCCTGGTCGCCGGTCAAGTTGCGTCGGACTTTGTCGAGACTTCGATCCGCGTGTACTACGTTCCACGCTCGCCGCAGCCGATGCCGGAGCGGATAGTCGGGCGCGGTGAGCTCAAGGGCTACGAGACGGAGATCCGCCGGCTTCCGGAGTTGCGTATGGCACCGCGCGGTGCCGGATGGAGGTTGTGAATGCGGTGCAAACCTGGCGATCTCGCGTTCATTGCTCGGGATCCATTTCCCGAGAACATCGGCCGCGTGGTTCGCGTTGTGGCACCAACCAAGCCTCTATTCGGATGCGCGACTTGGTTGGTGCGATCCGAATGTGGCCCGCTTCGTGCGCTGGCGCTTCCGTCGCTGACTTGCACCATGAGTAGCGAGGGCGATTGCCTAGATGAAGACTTGCGGCCGATCAGCGGCGTGCCCGTCGACGACTTGCTGGCCAGTCGGGACGAGCCGGCGGCTTGCCCGTCGGCCTACGGATTGTGTGAATGAACGACTTGCCCGAACCTCTCACGCCAGTCGACTGCGACCTTCGCGACTTCCAGTTCATGCCACTCGACGTTGAGCGACTGCGTGACAGCGACCTGGCGGCTCTGGAGGCTCCGGAAGCGTGCTGGGCGGCAGTGCTGCTCTGGTGTGCTGCATGGCACCAGCTTCCAGCGGCATCACTGCCAGACGATGACCGCATCCTTTCCCAACTCGCTGGCTTTGGCCGCGTGGTCAAAGAGTGGCAGAAGGTCCGCGACGGCGCTCTGCGCGGCTGGATCAAGTGTAAGGATGGCAGGCTCTATCACCCGGTGGTCGCTGAAAAGGCCCACGAAGCATGGCGGAGCAAATTGAAACAGCGCTGGGACACCGAGAAGGCGCGGGTCAAAAAATACAACCAACGCAACGGGACAAGCCTAATTGTGCCTGACTTCGATGAGTGGTTGTCCCGGGGACGGGGTAAGGATGTCCCCGGGGACATTGGCACTAAGTCTCCCAGGACAAAGCCGCCATGTCCCTCAAATGTCCCTCGGGAAATGGCATCCAAGGGACAGGGAGAGGGACAGGGATATATAAACCATAGCAGCGGCATAACCACCGACGGTGGGTGCGCGTGCGCCGCGGAATCGCCGCTTGCCGCCGCTTTGGTCGAGGCCCTTGGGCGGCACGGCATCCCAGCCCATGCCGCAGACGCGCGGCTGCAGCGATGGGCGGGGGAGGGCGCGACGCCGGTTCAGCTCGAGCACGCCATCGGCGTTGGGCGCGAGCGCCGACAGCGAGAGCGCTCGGTCCAGCCGCTCAACGTCGGGTTCATCGACGTGCTTCTGGCGGACATTCTCGCTGCACGCGGTGCATCGCCGACCGTCACGGCAGGACCGCCGGCCGAGTGGCACACCAGCGCGTCGGGCATCACGGCCCATGGCGCCACGCTCGGCGTGTTCCAAGGGGCGGACGAGCCGTTCCCGTACTTCAAAGCCCGCGTTTTCGAGGCGGCTGGGGACGGGCCCTGGGTGTGGAAGCAGCGGGGCGCTGTGACCATTGCGGGCGGCACGCCGGTGGTCGCGTCCGCACAGAACTGACCATGCCATCCGCGTCATTTTTCCTTGGCACCCTGACAAGCGAAACGTAGGCACAGCAACGACTTACAGGCGATTGAAGGCCCATTTCTCCCGACTATAAAAAGCGTCATGACAGAACCACTAACCCATCATCAGTCATCGCGTGTCTGCTTCAGAGTCCCAGGCCAGCCGGTTGCCAAAGGCCGCGCCCGCAGCTCAGCAGTCATGCGTAACGGCAAGCCAGTGCTGGTCAATGGGCGCCCGGTAGTGAGGCACCACACGCCCGAGAAGACGGTCATCTTCGAGAATCTGGTCAAGATGGCTACTCGAGAGGCGATGGGTGCTCGCCCGCCGTTCGTGGGGCCGATCCACCTGGTGGTAGAGATCGCGCTTGCAATCCCGGCAAGCTGGTCTCGGAAGCGTCAGGCCATGGCTGAAACCGGCCAGATCTGCGCCACCAAGAAGCCGGACGCCGACAACGTGCTCAAGGCGGTCAAAGACGGCATGAACGGCGTCGTGTGGGTCGATGACTGCCAGGCGGTCGAGTACCGCATGAGCAAGAAATACGGCACCTCACCGGGTGTCTACGTGGAAGTGATGGAGTTGCCGCTGGAGCGGGCGTGACGAGCTTGGAGAAGGGCATGGAAGCGATTTTTCAGTACACCGAACAGGCGCTGCACGTCTCGTTCCTGATCCTGTCGGAACCGGCGATGGCGCAATGCCAGATGCGCCGAGCGCTCGTCCGAGTAATGGAAGCCGCGCCTATGCTGTCAGGGCGGCAGCGGAGCTGGCTACAACAACTGCGCGGCGAGCCGGGGGGCGTCAATTTTGGTGACCTGGACATGCTGGAGACGCGGGGGCAGTGCGCTATGGTCGTGACCGCGGTTCGCAGCAAGCTGCCGCGGCCTGAGATGGGCGCGGTACTGGCACGCTATGGCATCGGAGCCGAGAAGACAGAGGGTGTCCAGATTCTGACCGGCTACGCCCGCGTGGTCTGTGGCATCCACGCCTATGAGCCGTTGTTTCACCTGATCGCGAGGCACTACGCGCCGCGGAAGGTGAAATGCGATGGCATGTCGGTGCGGGACATTGGCGACAAGTGGGGCGTGAACCGGGGCAAGATCCACCGGGCTGCGAAATGGATGGCAACCCATTTCGCCGCTCTCGAGGCGCGTGCCGTTGAGAGGCTTGGCGCTGCCTTCCGGGAGCACGCAGTAGTGTCGTCGGATGACGATATCGAATGGGAGGCTGCGCAATCCCTGCGCGCCAATAGGCTGGCTTTATCCGCATAAGCGAAGGCGGTTGCAGGGCGCGCCTGAGTTTTGGCTCTTCGCCGATTTGAACAAGAACGGTCGTCGCCTGTCGACCTGTTGTGTCGGCCAGCGTCAGACTGTCGCGGAATAAGGGGATCGGCCCAGGTACTGAAATTCAAAGGCGTCAGGTCTCTGGTAGGCTATCGTCCAGAAAAACCAACTAGAAAAAGCGCATGAAAGTGAGAATGCTGACGGACGGCCAAGCCACCCGTACCGTTGTCCGCCTTGTACGCGAGTGCATCCGGTTTGATGTTGCAGTGGCTTGGGCAGGCCCCAACACTGCAGTGGACGCGATGCTGGAGTCGCATCCGAAGCTCAGGCGTGTTGTGATCGGTACCCACATGTACCAGACTGACCCGGAGGTGCTGCGGAGGTTCATGCCCCACAAGGGCGCTCGCTGTTTGCCACCAGACGGCCGGCTCTTTCACCCGAAGGTTTACCTTTTCGAGATGCCGAAGGGTTTCGCGACGGTCGTGGGGAGCCACAACCTTACCGGGGGGGCTTTCGGCGGCAAGAACGTAGAGGTGAGCGTGCTGCTCGAAGGGGGCGCCGAGGATGCGGTCTTCGTCGACTTGGTCTCGTTCGTTGAATCGAGCTGGGGCTCAGCGGAGGCCATCGACGACGACGCCTTCCTGTTTGCCTATGAAGCTCAGTACCGGATCAACAAGGCCAAGCGTAGTGCGCTGAACAGGTTCCACCGACTGAAGAAGCCCCGTGCCGGGGCGAAGACTTCGCCTATGGACATCTCTTGGGCGACCTTCATCGCGGACGTGAAGAACGACGGTCATCACAACCTCCAAGGTCGGTTGGCAATTCTGGAGAGAGCTTCGGCACTGTTTAAAGAGCATGATTCGTTTGAGGCCATGTCGCAGTACGAGCGCAAGGCAATTGCTGGCACCTACGGGGGGAAGGAACCTCAACTCGATGACTTGAATTGGCCCTGGTTTGGAACGATGTTCGGTCAGGGCGACTTCAAGAACCTTGTCAATGAGTCGCCGGGGCTTCTGTCCAAGGCTCTGCAGAACATCCCCCTGGACGGTGATGTCTCAGAGGCGCAGTTCGATGCCTTCGTGCGCGACTTTGACCTTGCTTTCGAGGGAAAGGCGCACAAGGGCGGCATCGCAACGGCAAGCCGCCTGCTCGCGATGAAACGGCCCGACGTTTTCGTCGGCCTCAACAACGCTAACCGAGTGGGCATCAGCGAAGCGTTCGGGACGGCTCCGACGACCTTGAACCTCAGCAATTACTGGGAGCGTGTCGTTGTCCCTATGCAGAACAGTCCATGGTGGCTGCATCCAAGGCCAAGAGAGCCGTTGGCCGGGCGTATTTGGGACAACCGTGCCGCACTTATGGACAGCATTTACTACGATCCGAGCACGAAGAGGACGGCCACCGGGTGATCCCGCCTGGGGGTCAATCCGAGGTCCGGGCCTGGCAGCCACGGCTCCAGAAGCTAAACGTATGCTAAGCAGCGCTCGCCCACCGCAAAGGTGGGCTGTCCCTGACCGACCCTAAACGGTCTGACATTGCTCTCCAGACGGGCCGGTCGCAACGGGACGCTGGGCGACACCCTGGGCTAGCTGAGACGCGTGCTATTCGTTACTGCGCTTTGTCCTCAGAAACGAACAGCAACTCCCGATGCCACTCAAGGTACTCGACGGAGTCCTTGTGACGTTGCTTCAGTCCCAACTGAGGACTCAGACCGAAAGCCGTTTGCACCCCTTGCGGAAGTCTCGGGCTGATCATCATCCTGAAGTTCTCGTCAAAGGAGATCAGGCCTTGGTCGAACATCTTGTCGAGATTCGGCGTTAGCAACAAGCCGTTCGCCGGCGAGATTCGCTGTTCCGCCGTGTCGCACAAGCTCCATGGTCGAATGTGCGAAGCGATCAAGAACTCTGTGGCCTTCGGTAGGCCCGTGACAGAGCACTTGCCGCCCCATCGCTGGATCAGTTGCTCCCGGAAGAGGCCCTGCCCGACACGTGCTTTGATGACCGCCTCACGGACGGTCTCATCGAGGGTCTCCAAGTACCGCTGCAGAAGCGGGTCGTTTCCTGGATCGAGCTCAGCTGGGTCGGGCTTCGGCATCTCCGGCGGCAACGACAGATCACGATAGATGCGGTAAGCCCCAGTCGTGTCGTCATACGAGTGGACCCACCATGTCGCCGGATCAAGCCCGCGGGTATCCGCCTTGGACGCCTCGTCAATATTGGGAAGCTCTTCATGGCCTCGTGGTAGCTCGTCCTTGTTGGAGCCGCCAACTATGATGACCCTCAAAGGCTGGCGCTTGTAGTAGGCTGCTCTGACGACGTCTTCAAGTCTCTTGGAGCGCCAATCCCACGCATTGAGTCTGCCGCGGTTCTTCGTGAAGTTCTCCCCGGAGAATTGGACTGCCTTCAGCAAATCGTTGCGATACTTCCGGTCGTTTCCGTCGTAGTACGCCGCCTCGCCGCCTTTGTCGATATCTTGGAACCAAAGGCAGACGGCCGATGGCTTTCCACCTGGATCCGCGAATCCCCACTGCGAATTCCGGAATGAGTTGGTAACTGGTTCGATGGGCTCGCCTGTCTTCACGGATATGCTCCAGTCTCTGAGGTCGTGCCCCAGTTCCTGCAGCAGCCGATAAACAGCCGGCTTGCCCGTTGGCTTTTCGATCGGTGGCGACATTGGGTGAGAGGACATGGTGTTCAGGAATGATGGGGAGCGAAGCAAGCATACAGCCCGCCACGAGGCTCGGTACTCGATAGAGAGGTGCTAATTGACCACGTACGGATGGCATGTAAATTCATGTCGCGACCCCTTCTAGGTATTTGCTTAATTTGAGTCGGAACCTACACAGCTTTGGCGATTTTGGACATACCTCAGATGAGGGGGCGGAGTGGCCCAATCCGAATCTTGCACGAGGGGCAGCGACGCGAGCCATCGGGCCAAGTCGTGGTGCTTGTTGAGGACGGCGCTGCCTTGCAACGCGACAGATGTCCGCTATTGACCGAGCTCGGCCCTCAGTCTACCGGCGAGCTCCAGATTGCGAGCACTTGACAGCGTGTGACAAACGACCTACATTCTCGACAGAATCGCAGGAATTGCATCCAAAGCCCGCTGAGCGCAAGCCAGCGGGCTTTTTGTTGGCCCAAACAATATGCCGCTGAGGATCCCGGAGCCTTACCGGGGCGCCCAAGCGGGGAAGTGGGCGCGACTTCTTGCGTGGCGCTGCCTCACGATGAGGCGTGGCAGCGAACCGCGGCACGCAGCACAGGGCCGGGGCCAGGCGTAATGGATGCGAGCCAAGCACCTTGACCGGTTCGGTGCTGGTGGAAGCCCAGCAGGGTTTTGGCGGAGGCGGCGATGGCGAATCCAGAGGTATCCTTCCGCTTGGTAGCGAAGCTGGTGCCATACGAGCGCAACGCGCGCCGGCACACGGCAGATGAGGTCGCACAAATCGCTGACAGCATCCGCGAATTCGGCTGGACGTTGCCCGTGCTGGCTGACGCCGACGGAATCGTCGCTGGCCACGCGCGCGCGCTGGCTGCACAGCTTCTGCTCGAAGCCGGTGAACGAATCCGTCTGCCGAACGGTGATCTGATTCCGGATGGCACGGTGCCGGTGCTTGACTGCACCGGCTGGACGGCCGCACAGCGCCGTGCCTATATCCTCGCGGACAACCGCCTCGCCGAATTGGCATCGTGGGATTCCGATATCCTGACGGAGGAGCTATCGAGCCTGCTGGACATGGGCTTCGACGTTGAGCTGCTCGGCTTTGATGCCGAGGATCTGGCCGCGCTTCGCCCCGATGCGGTCATGGCCGAGCTGGATGCCGACGAGGCGCCCGAGCCGCCGGCGATGCCCGTCACCAGGCTAGGTGATCTGTGGCAGCTTGGCGAGCACCGCTTGCTCTGTGGCGATGCACTGGACGCGCGCGCCATGCAGCAGTTGCTAGCGGGAACGGTCGCGGCCCTGGTCATCACCGACCCGCCGTACAACGTCGCTTACGAAGGCAAGACCGCCAAACGGATGCATATTGCCAACGACGACATGTCGGACTGCGCCTTCGGCACGTTCCTCCTGTCGGCCTATCGCAACATAGCGGCTGGCTGCAAGCCTGGTGCGTCCATCTATGTGTTCCACGCGGACACGGAAGGCATCACGTTCCGGCGCGCTTTCGAGGCCGCTGGCCTGAAACTGGCGCAGTGTTGCGTCTGGGTGAAGCAGGCGTTCGTGCTCGGGCGCAGCGATTACCACTGGCAGCATGAGCCCGTCCTGTACGGCTGGAAGCCAGGCGCTGCCCACCAGTGGCAGGGCGACCGTGCGCAGTCCACCGTGTGGACGTTCGACAGGCCAAGCCGTAACGAGGAGCATCCCACCATGAAGCCGGTGGCGCTGCTTGCGTACCTGATCGGAAACAGCAGCCGGCCCGGCGATGTCGTGCTAGACCCGTTTGCGGGCTCCGGCTCCACGCTGATGGCATGTGAAGCTACCGGTCGAGGCGCGCGGGTACTCGAGCTGGATCCGCGCTTTTGCGACGTGATCGCTAGGCGCTGGATGACTGCAACCGGCCTCGATGCGACCCTGGTGGAAGACGGTCGCACCTTTGACCAAATCGCCGAGAATCGGTCCGCCGGTGAGTCCGAGCCTCCAGACAGGGCCGCCCAGATCCGCCTCACCGGTCACCCTGAGCCTCCAGCAGACGCGCCGCCGCCGAGAGGGCAGAGCCGGCTGGCATCCATGAGGAATTGGATCAGCAAGCGGCTACGACGCGAATAGTGTGTGTACATGGCAGGCAGGAAACCATTCGAGCCGACTGAAAAGCAGCGCATTACCGTCGCAGCCATGGCTGCCTGTGGCATGCCGCAGGACATGATCTGCTCGAAGATCAAAAATCCTCAAACGGGCAAGGCTGTCGATACCAAGACGCTGCGTGCTGCGTTTCGTGTCGAGCTAAAGGAAGCCAAGGCACTCGCGAGCGCCATGGTCGCGCAGAATCTGTTTCAGCATGCGATGGGCAAGGGTCGGGAAGCCGTGACGGCTGGCATCTTCTGGATGAAATGCCAGGCTGGCTGGAAGGAAGCGCAGAAAGTTGAGCTGACGGGCAAGGACGGTGCCCCTATCCAGAACGTGAACATGACCCCGGAGGAGTTCAGGGAGATCGCGCGGCAGCTGCTTGAGGAGGTCTGAGATATGCGCGTGTTCTCACCGGCGGATCACCTGGCCGCCGCGGGGTTAGCACGAGCGGACCTGTACTTTTACACCCGGTGGATGTTCTACCAGCGCCGCCGCTTCCTTTGGAAGCGAGGGCCTCACCACAAGACGATCTGCGACGCGCTTACACGCGTGTTCCGTGGTGAATGCCGACGCCTCATCATCAACGTGGCGCCGCGGTACTCTAAGACGGAACTTGCTGTACCGAACTTCGTGTCCTGGGCAATGGGGCAGTATCCGGACGCGGAGTTCATTCACACCTCGTACGGTGCCAAGCTGGCTGCAAAGAACGCGCTTGCGACGCGCGAGATGCTGTCCCACCCCGCCTACCAGCAAATCTTCCCGGCAGCCACGCTGGATCCTTCGTCGTCCGCGCGCGACGACTGGAAGACCACTGCTGGTGGCGTCCTCTACGCGACGGGCTCCAGCGGCCCGATTACTGGGTTCGGCGCGGGTAAGCAGCGGGATGGCTTCGGCGGCGCGATCATCATCGACGACCCGCACAAGCCTGATGAGGCGGAAAGCGAGACGGTCCGCGAAGGCGTGATTGAGTGGTTCCAGAACACGCTGGAATCCCGCACGAACACGCCGGACACGCCGATCATCCTGATCATGCAGCGCTTGCACGAGCGAGACCTCGCGGGCTGGCTGCTGAATGGCGGGAACGGTGAGACGTGGGAGCACGTATGCATTCCGGCCCGCAACGAGGATGGGACACCGCTCTGGCCGGAGAAGCACACCGCGGCAGACCTGGCGCGGATGGAGCAGGCGAACCCGTATGTGTTCGCCGGCCAGTACATGCAGGCGCCGGCACCGCGGGACGGCGGGGTGTTCAAGCCCAGCCGCATCGAGACCGTCGATGCGTTGCCCGCCGGGCTGGAACTGATCCGTGGCTGGGACTTGGCGGCAACAAAGAATGCCGGCGACTGGACTGTTGGCGCGTTGCTGGGGCGCACCCCAGACGGCACGTTGTGGATCGCCAACATGGAGCGCGAGCGAGGGGGGCCAGACGACGTGGAACGGCTGCTTGTCGGGACGGCCAAGCGGGACGGTCACCGCATCATGCAGTCAGTTCCGCAGGATCCCGGCCAAGCCGGCAAGGCACAGGCGGCATACCTGGGGAAGAAGTTGATCGGTGTGCCGTTCGCGTTCACCACAGAGAGCGGTGACAAGGCGACCCGAGCGGCGCCGTTCGCAGCGCAGGTGAACGTTGGCAACGTGAGGATGCTCAAGGCGCCGTGGAACGACGCGCTAATCGGCGAGATGCGCATGTTCCCCAATGGGGCCTTCGATGACCAGATTGATGCGCTGTCGCGCGCGTTCAACGGCCTTGGCGACAACATCGCCCGCGCACGGGCGCTGGCCAGCTGATGAAATCACATGAGACTAGACGGTTACGAATCGGCGCTGCTTGGCCGCAGGGCAGGCGTCTCGCCGACGCTCTCGCGCACGGCTGTCGAGCTTTATGCGCTGGGCGGGCTGTATGGCCGAGTGGTGGATCTGCCAGCCGATAAAGCGGTGTCCCGCGGCGTCGAGATTGAAGGCGATAAAGACAGCGTCGTGGCAAACGAGCTGGACCGCCTCAAGGTGCTTCCCGCATTGGCAGACTCTCTGCGCTGGTCCCGGCTGACGGGCGGCGCCGCAATCGTGGTTGTGGCCAACGACGGCGGCACATTGCGCGCACCGCTGGAGGCCTCGCGGCTGGACACAATCGAGGAGCTGAAGGTATTTGACCTTGACGATGTCAGCGCGACTGATCAGCGTTACAGCGACCCCACGAAGGCGAACTTCGGCATGCCCGAGGTCTACCAGGTGCGAACGCTGGCCTCCGGCACGGTCAACGCCGAGTTCTACGTGCACGAAACGCGTCTTATCCCGGTGCCCGGCGACCCATTGCCCCGTCGGATCGCCGCGATCAAGGGCGTGCCATGGGCCGGCCGCAGCGCCATCACTCGGGCATATCGGACGATCAGCGACTACAGCCAGTCGCTGCACTGGTCACTCGGGATCCTTGAGCGGAAGCAGCAGGCCATCTACGGCATGAAGGGTCTGGCTGAACTGCTACAGGCGCAGCTCGAGGACGTCGTGCAGAAGCGCATCGCGCTCGTTGACTCGGCACGGAACATCCTGAACACCGTTGCCATCGACAGCGAGGACGAATACCGGATCGAGGATACCAACGTCGGCGGCGTGCGCGACATCGTCAACGAGTTCCAGATCGCCCTCTCGGCAGAGACGGGCATCCCTGTCACGCTCCTGTTCGGCCGCTCCCCTGCTGGCCAGAATGCCACCGGTGACGCTGACTTCGGCACCTTCTACGACCTGGTGGAGGGACTGCAGCAAAACAAGGCCGGTCCGGCGCTGGAGCGCCTGATTACGCTGATTCTGGCGCAGAAGTCCATCGCCAAGACGATTGGTCAGTGGTCGATCGTCTGGCCGCCGCTGGAAAGCCCGAGCGAGAAAGAACTCGCCGATGTTGAGAAGACGGAGGCTGATGCCGCACAGGCGGAGGCGACGGCCATTGGCACGCTGATCGACCGCAACATCCTCACCGAACAGCTGGCGTTCGAATATCTGCAATCCGAAGGTCGATATGGACTCACTGCCAGCTCAAGCTCTCCCACCCGGGGCGAGAAGGAAGCCGCTCCGCCCGCTGAAGTGGCTTCATCCGACGGGGGTGGAGAATGATTACGTCAGCGCCGTGCAGTTGTATGCGAAGCGGATGACTGACGCGGTGGAGCGCTATGTGGTGCCGGCGCTGCCTTCTCGTCGCGGAGACGACCTCGGTGGACAATGGGAACGCGATGGCTGGTACACGGCGTTAGAACAGGCATTCCTCGATGCGCTGGCCGCCGCAACAGGGTCCGAAGAGTCGATGCGCGCGGTGATCACGCTGTTCGCGGACCGCGTCAACGCATTCAACGCCGGGCAGTTTCACAAGATCCTGCGGGCGGCCTACGGCGTCGATGTGTTCAAGTCCGAGCCAGCCCTTGGTCCGATATCGACGGTGTGGGAAGCAGAGAACCTGCGGCTCATCAAGTCGATCCCGACGCAGTACGTCGAAGGCTTGCAGAGCAAGGTGGTGGCCGCGGTGCAGCGGGGCGAGACGGTTGCGAGCCTCACAAAGCAGGTGAGGGAGAGCTACGACGTACCGAAGAAGCGGGCCGAACTGATCGCCCGCGACCAGATTGGCAAGTTGAACGGGCAACTCACGGAATACCGGCAGCGCAATGTCGGTGTCGATGAGTACCGCTGGCGTGGCGTTCTCGATGCCAGAGAGCGCGACGAGCATGTCGGCCGAGAAGGCGACAAGTTTCGGTGGGATTCCCCGCCGGCTGACGGCAATCCGGGACAACCTATCCGTTGTCGCTGCTGGGCCGAACCGGTACTTCCGAATCTTGATGACCTGGACGCCCTGATCGTCCATTGAGGGCAAAACCATGGAAATCCGATTTGACACCATGCCGCTGCGGGCAACCAGCACGACGGAGGGGTTCCTGCGCGATAGCCCCATCCTGACGCGGGCGGGCGTCTTCCCGTACAAGCGCCAGGATGGCACCACTCGGTTTGAACTGCGCCCGCCGGAAGAAGTGTTCCATTCGGACACGCTGGCCAGCCTGAAGGGCATCCCGATCACGGACGGTCACCCCGGCCTGGTAAACGCTCGCAACGCCAAGCTGCACACGGTTGGCACGGTGCTGTCGGAGGGGCGCCAGGACGGCCAGAATACCGTTGCCGACGTAGTGGTGCACGACACGTCGCCAATCGCCGCAGGCAAGAAGGATCTGTCCTGCGGCTACACGCTGACGCTGGACGAGACGCCGGGAGAGTGGAACGGACAGCGCTACGACGCTGTGCAACGAACTATCAGGTACAACCATGTGGGCCTGGTGCGAGCAGGACGGGCTGGAAATGCCCGCCTGAACTTGGATGCGGCTGATGCCGATTCGAACAACGATGAGGAAAGCAACATGACGACTGTCAAAGTCCGGCTTGACTCGGGGCTGTCCTATGACGCCGCGCCCGAGGTAGCCCAGGAGCTGGAGGCGCTGCGCGGCAAGCTGACTGCCGAGACGAAGCGGGCGGATGCGCAACAGGCGCGCGCCGATTCCGAGAAGGCGCGCGCCGACGAGGCGGTGGGGCAGATCGAGCAGGCTCGCAAGGATGGTCAGGCCGCGGCGCAGGCTCGCCTGAAGCTGGAGGCGGACGCCAAGACCCACGGCATCGAAGTCAAGCAAGACATGGCCGACAAGGACATTCGTGTCGCGGTGATCAAGGCGGTCCGTGGCGACGGCTTCGACGTGGCCGGCAAGTCCGACGCTTACCTGGAGGTGGCGTACGATCTTGCCGTAAACGAAAAGGCAAGCCGGGCAGACGCACTCAGCAGCCAGCGCCGCGAGATGCAGCAACACTTGCACCAAGACGGCGGCGACGGAAAGGGCGGTAACGGTCGCGGTGGCAATGTTTCTGCCGCTGCGGCCCGCGCCAAGATGATCAGCGGCATGAACGGAGGCCAGTAACCATGATGTATTCGGACCAGTTGGACCCGGCCTTTCCGGGCATGAAGATCGACTCGCGCGATGACCTCGTCGAGTCGTTCCCGGTCGGCGCGGACCTGGGCTTCGGCCTGGTGTGTGGCAAGGACGCCAGCGGCCTGCTTGTGCCCGGTTCGGGCACGAAGTTGGCCGGGATCTCGCTGCAGACTCACACGATTCCCTTCAACGTCAACAAGTACGTCAAGACGGACTGCGCGTCGATCCTGCGCCGCGGTGGTGTCTGGGCGGTGGTGACCCCAGGCGCTTCCGTTACGGACGAGGGGCCTGTGAAATTCGCCGAAGATGGCACGGTGTCGGACAACGGCAGCAAGGCGCTGCCCAACGCGGTGTTCCGAAGCGACAAGGTGACGCTGCTGGACGGTACCGATATCGTGAGCGTGGAACTGCACAACCCGTTCGCCTGACCACCGCGCATCAGTGCAACCCACATCGCCGGCCCGCCACAGTGCGGGCCGCTCTTATTTCCGCGAGGGAAACATGAATCGACACACTCACTACGACGAAGCCGATCTGGCCGCCGTGCAGACCTTTGCCCCGCAGATGGGCGGCCTGCGCGAGGACGAATCGATCTTCGCCGCGCGCGAGCTGGATTACGTCAAGGCGCGCACCTACGACCGCAAGCTGCCGCCCATGAAGGGCCTGCAGCTGGTGCCTCAGACCTCGGAAGTGCCGGAATGGGCCGAGACCTTCACCTATCGCTACTACGACCAGGTGGGCATGGCAAAGATCGTGGCGAACTATGCCGACGATCTGCCGCGCGCGGATGTGAAGGGTCAGGAGAAGACCGTTCGCATCAAGGACATCGGCGACAGCTACGGCTACAACATCTCCGAGCTGCGCGCCAGCATGGCGCTGCAGGCCAACCTGCCGACACGCAAGGCGAGTGCTGCGCGCCGCGCGGTCGACGTGAAGCTGAACCAGGTGGCGATGGTCGGCGACCCCGACTATGGGCTGTTCGGCCTGACCACTCACCCGAACATCGGCGTGACCGTCCTGCCGCACGGCGACTGGGCCAATCCTGCGCGCACGGCGGACGAGATGCTGGAGGACGCTGATGCGCTCTGGAACTCGGTTCGCCTGCAGTCGAAGGGCGTCCATACCCCGACCATGTGGGCGCTGCCGAGCATCGAGTACTCGCTGCTCTTCTCGCGGCGCCTGCCGGACTCCGTCGGCAAGACCGTCGGCGAGTTCTTCAAGGGCAAACATCCGGGCCTGACGATCGAGGAAGTCCCCGAGTTTCAGGACGCGGGCGAGGGCGGCACGCCGCTCACGCTGATGTACGAGTTCAGCTCGGACAACGTCAGCATGGAGAACCCCATGCCCTTCAACCAGCTGCCGGCGCAAGCCCGCAACCTCGAGCTGGTGGTGCCGTGTCTGGCCCGTACCGCGGGCGTCACCGTGTACTACCCCCTGGCACTCACCAAGGCGGAGATCTGACATGAAAGTCAAGAACACGGCGGCATTCGTTGTGACCATCGGTGGCACGCAGGTGATTGCACCGCTGGCCACGGCCGAGGTCTACGGCGAAAACCGCGGTATCCAGACCCTACTCAGCCGGGGCGTTCTGGTGCCCACGGACGATGCCGGCGACGCGGGTGATGGCGGCGACGAGAACGGCGCGCCGCAGACCGTGGCGGACTTGAAGCAGGCGCTCGACGCCGCCGGTATCGAGTACCCGAAGCACGCAAGTAAGGCCGAGCTGCAGGCTCTGTACGGCCAGGCGCGGGGGCAGTAAGCATGTCGGCCACCGTAGAACTGCTGGACTTCCTGGCGCCGGCGGTGGCCGACGTGCCGAAGCCCGACAAGGAGTTCGCTCTCCAGCAAGCCAAAGGGTACCGTCCATGGTGCTTGCCGGCCGACAGGCAGGACGAGGCGCAGGCATGGTATGCCGCGTGGCTGCTGTACAACCGGTTGCAGCAGCAGGCTGCTACGGCGACTGTGGGCGTTATCCCAGTCGGCATCTCCAGTGAGAAAGAAGGCGACCTTGCGCGGACCTACCGCTCCGGCGGAGGCGGCAGTAGCGATGTGGGTGATCCCATGGGCTTCTTTGCTCAGTACCAGCGTCTGGCCGACCTGTGCGGGTATGGAGCTATCACCGTAGCGAGGGGGCCCAATGGGTGTGAGTGTCAGGGTCATTGATCGGGGGCTTGCCAAGTTCGTCAAGGACCAGTCGAAGCTAGCTGGGAAGGGCGTCAAGGTGGGCATCCAGGCGGATGCCGGCAAGGAACCGGGCAGCGGCGTGGATATCCTCGATATCGCCATCTTCAATGAGTTGGGGACCGAAGACATACCGGCCCGACCCTTTGTGCGCGACTTCTTCGACAAGAACCGGAAGGTGATCGGCATGGCGATGGATCGGCAGGCCAACGCCGTCGCAGGCGGCGCTGATGCCGGCGCAGCCATGGACATGCTGGGGCTGTGGGTCGAGAAACACCAGAAGGCCCACGTTCAGCAGTCGCCCGGCTGGGCTGCGCCGAATGCACCGTCAACTGTGAAGAAGAAGGGCAGCAGCACGCCGCTGATTGACCACGCGGTTATGTTGGGCGCCATTCGCTACGAGAAGCTGAAATGAGCAGTTTCCGGAAGCCGACGCAGATCCGCCGGCGCGCAGCCGGGCAGTGGGTGGAAGGCCGCTGGGTGGATGGCGCAGAGGAGGGCATCGTGACGATTCCGGCGTCAGTGCAGCCATTGCGCCTCTCTGACTATGACGAGCTGCAGGCGCAGATGGAGGGCCGGCGCATCGAGGCCGCTGTCCGCATCTACACCGGCGAGGTGCTGAATGTAGCCGGCGCCAATGACAGGAATGGCGACAAGCTTATCTGGCCGTTTGCCCCACGCCCCGGCGAGTACCTGGTGGTGGCCGTGAGCCCCTGGCAGTCAGGGGTGATCCCCCACTACCGCTATCACGCCGTGTTGGAGATCGAGCCATGACGCCTGAGCAGGCCATCTTCACGCTCATCACGGCGGTGTCCGGCGGCGTGCCGGTGATCTTTGCCGACGAGAACGGCCCCCGCCCACCGAAGCCGTACATCCAGCTCCGTGTGCAGACGGCGCGCCGGTTCCCGCTTCACCGTGGTGCCGTAGATGACGCCGGGCAGCAGCTCGTGACCGGGCACAGGGATGCTGCAGTCGAGCTCCTGAGCTTCGGCAGCGGCAGCTACGACGCCCTCGACAGCCTTGGGCAGCGTCTGGGCATGGAGGGCGCCCTGGCCGAGGCGGAGCGCCTGGATCTGGCCGTCTTCGATGTTGGCAAGATCAGCCAGGTGCCGGTGCTGCGGGATCAGGCTTCATACGAGCCGCGCGCGCTGCTGGAACTGGGCATTCGATACGCCGTGACGTTGTCGGATGCCGTCGACGCAGTGGAGCAGGTCGTTTTCCATGGTGCAGTAACCGGCGGGGCTACCGGAACCGTGCCAGTCGACGTGACGACACCGTAGCGTCACCTGATTTTTTTGCGGAGAGCCGCCTTCGGGCGGTTCTCGTCATTTCTGGAGCCTCATATGGCAAACATCGACCGCATCGTCAACGTTCAGATCAGCCTGAACACTACGGCGATCCGCGAGCAATCCTTCTCCGATCTGCTGGTTCTCGGCCCGCACGTCGCCTCGCTCGGCAGGCTGCTTGTCGTGACCGGCTCTGACCAGTTGCTCGACATGGGCGTGGCCGACACTGATCCGCTATACAAGGCGGTACGGGACGTGTTCAAGCAGATCCCGACGCTCAGCCAGTGCTATGTCGGCCGCCAGCAAGCCGATGTCGTGGATATCACGGTCACGAAAGCTTCGGCGTCCGAGTACATTACGACGCTGCAGTGGCGCGACGCCGCAGGTGCCGCTCACATGGCCACGGCGATCTATTCGGGCAAGGACACCGACACGGCCCCGATGATTGCGCAGGGACTGGCAGCAGCGATCGCCGCGACGCCGGTCCCAGTGACTGCCGTAGCCGCTGCGGACCAGGTAACGGTGACGAACGATGTGGAAGGCGCCACCGTGGCCGTGAGGGTCAAGGGCAATCTGGTGCTGGTTGCGCCGCAGAGCACCGAATCCGTGACCGATGCGCTCGCGGCGTGCCGGCGTGAGGACGATGGTTGGTACGGCGTGATCCTGACCAGCCGGGAGGAACCGGACGTCCTTAACGCCGCCGAATGGGTCGAGGCCAACGCCAAGCTGTTTGGCGTTGGCGTTGCGGATCCGGGAGTGCTGGGTAGCGGCATTGACACCGACATCGCCTCCAAGCTGCAGGAGAAGCAATATTTCCGGACACACGTCTGGTATCACGGGGCAGCTGACAAGGAATGGCTGGAGGCCGCAGTGTCAGCAAACCGGTTCACCTTCTACCCGGGCGCCGAGACCTGGGCGAACGTGCGCCTCGCGGGTATCACCTACGACAACCTGGCCGAGGGCGAATCCATCGCGGCGCGGAACAAGAACGCCAACACCTTCGAGCCGTTCCGCAACTTCGCCATCACCCAGAGCGGCAAGGTTGCTGCCGGCGAGTGGATCGATGTGATCCGATTCCGCGACTGGCTGGCCGAGCAGATCAAGGTGAACGTGATGTCCGCCCTGGTGAATCTGAAGAACAACAAGGGCAAAGTGCCGTACACCGATGGGGGCATCGAGATCGTGACGACAGCCATGCGCCAGGCGCTGGACCTCGGCGTCACCCGCGGGGGTATCGCGCCGGAGGAAGTGGACGACGACATGCGCACGATCCCGTCCTACGTGATCACGGCCCCGCGCGCGGCAAACGTGCCGTTCAACGACAAGGCGAACCGCGTGCTGAATGACGTGGGCTTTACGGCCCGCCTGGCCGGCGCCATTCACGCAGTCAACATCAAGGGCAATCTCACCTACGCCCTGTAATCGGAGTCTCGAATGACGACACACACCTACGATCCCTCGCGGGTCAATGTCACCGTCGCCGCCGCGACCCTGTCGGGCTTTGCCGAAGACAGCTTCATCAGCATCGAGGAAATCGGCGACGGGGTGACGTCCACCAGCGGTGCCGACGGCGAGGTGGCGCGCGCGATGTCCAGCGATCGTCGCTGCAAGGTCACCATCAAGCTGCAGCAGACGAGCTCGGGGAACGACGTGCTGTCCTCGCTGCTGCAGGCCGACAGGCTGAGCGGCGGTAGCGGCATCTTCCCCATCGCAGTCACCGACCTGCGCGGCCGCACGCTCTTCACGTCGTCCGAAGCGTGGGTTGTTAAGCTGCCGCCGTCCGAATTCGGCAAGGAAGTGGACGAGCGCGAGTGGGAGATCCAGACCGGCAAGAGCATCTACTTTGTTGGGGGAAATAACTGATGGAACGGCTCAAAGTCACCATTGGCGAGACGGATTTCTATATCGCCCGGTTCGATCCGTTCGCCGCGCTGCGCATGTTCGGTGATCTGCAGAAAGAGATCCTGCCGTCAGTCGGCCACCTCATACAGGCGGCATTTGGGGGCGATGCTGGGGATCGCAGTGGGAGGCCGATCGACCAGGGGGCACTCGACGCTGTTGCTGATGCCGCTCTTGTCGACGCCCTCCGCGAGCTGTCCGAGAAGTTGAACGGCGCGGCGCTGGAGGCATGGGCCAACCGGCTGCTTGATCCGGAGTGCATCTCGACCACGATCAATGGTCGCGACGTCAAGCTGGCCAAGGACATTCGCCTAATGGCCTTTCGCGATGCAGGCGACATCCTCGAACTGATGTTCCACGTCATCCGGCACAACTTTGCCGATTTTTTGCTGCGGTGGGCCGTCCGTTCTGGACCGGCCCAAAAGCTGCTGGCAAAGCTGTCGGACGGTTCCGAGCCGACTTCGAGCAAGAGCTGATTGTCTGGCGCGTTATTCGCGCCGGCTGGGTCAGCATCGACGCGGTCAACGAAGGCCGCGTCGACCTGGTCCACATCCTCAAGGCCAACGCCGTCCTTGACGCCATGGAGGCGGCCGAGGCCGCTGCCATCAGAGAGGCGCGGGAGAAGAAATGAACGCAATCCGCGAACTGGTCACCGTCCTCAAGTACGAGGTCGACAATTCCGGCCTGAGCCGGTACCAGGCCGCGTTTCGCAACGGCATGGCGAAACTGCGCGCCGGCGCGCGCAACGTGCGAGAGTTTGGCGCCGGGTTCATGGAGGGCGCGCACGAAGGCCTCCGCGACGTACTGGGCAGCCAGCAGGCTTTAAACACGTCGCAGGCGAATGGTGCGGAGTCGGTCGAGAGGATGGGCCGCGGATACCGCAGCATCGCCGGTGTGGTCCGGTCCCTTGTCGCTGGCTTCTCCGTTGTGCAGGCTGCCCGGGTCGCGGACGAGTGGGCAAGCGTGGAGGGGCGCGTTGGGCTGGCCACCAAGAGCGTTGAGGAGCAGAAGTATGCGCTTCAGGAGATCTACGGGATCGCCCAACGGACGCGCCAGGAGTACACCGCCACCGGCGACCTGTTCCAGAAGGTGCAGCGCAATGCTTCAGATCTCGGCCTCGGCCTGTCCGACTCGCTGAATCTGACCGAGATCATCGGCAAAACGATGACCATCGGCGGAGGCGACACCGGCGCCCAGCAGGCGGCGCTGATGCAGCTCGGCCAGGCGCTCGGTGCCGGCGCGCTGCGCGGGGATGAGCTGAACTCCATCATCGAGCAGGCGCCGCGGCTGGCGGAGTCGATTGCGGACGCCTTTGGCGTATCGGTGGGACAGCTCAAGGATCTTGGCAAGGCAGGCAAGCTCACCAGCAAGGAACTCGCGCAGGGGCTGCTTAAGCAGGCCGACAAGATCGGAGCCGAGTTCGACCGGATGCCCAAGACGTTTGGCGGCTCCATGGTGCTCCTGAAAAACGCTCTAGGCAGGCAGATCAGCGCACTTAACAAGGCCACCGGCGCCGCGAACCAATTCGCGGCGGCTGCAGCGTGGGTCGCCGACAACCTGACCGACGTCCTGAAGGTGCTGGTGCTCATCAGTGCCAGCATGGCTATTGTGCAGATGGGGCGGGCCTTGAACGCTGCTGCGGCAGCAGCAGGTAGCTTGAGGGCAATGCTGATCCGGATGGCAACGGCCGCCTGGGCGTCGCTCGGCCCATACCTTGCAATTGCCGCGGCGCTCGGGGCCATCTACCTGATTGGCCAGGACATTTGGGTCTGGTTACAGGGAGGCGACTCCGTGCTGGGCTCCATCGTAGGCGGCGTGGAGGAGTGGGGAGGGGCGCTCAACGGCATCATCGCTCCGCTTCGCGTGATCTGGGAAGCTGTGCAATCCATCTGGGCGAGGTTCGGCCAGTGGATTACATCTCTCGGCAACTGGATCGCGCAGGCGCTCGGGCTGGGCTCCATCTTCGAGAACTGGGAGGACGTCGCCAAAGCAGTGTTCAGCGCCATCCTGTCGTATATCGGCACGGTGCTCAGCGTGATCTCGTCCCTGATCAGTGCAGTGGCCGCGGCATTCCGTGGCGACTGGGACGCGGCCTCCTTCCACCTGCAGGAGGTGTTTCGCAAGTGGTGGGAGTGGCTGAAGGCGATTGGCGACTTCGCGGCAACGATCTTCAAGGCAATGGGCGATGCCATTGCGACGTGGGTCATTACCAAGGTCCAGGCGCTGAAAGGCATGCTGGCGAACCTGATGCCGGATTGGGTCAAGAACGCTGGCGCCTGGGTGGGCAACAAGGTGTTCGGCAAGGGCGCCGCCGATGTGCAGCGTGTCGTGCCAGGAGGTGGCGTCACCATCCAGAACAACATCGGCGGGGTTCAGGTGACGGCGCCGAACTCCAGTCCGGCAGCCATTGCCGCAGCGACGGAACGCGGCATCAGCACGGCTGTGAGCCCCGGTCGCATGTCGAGGGCTGCGGCAGCGGTGCCAATGGTTGAGGCAGGCGCATGAGCTTTGTTTCCCTCGTATTCGATAGCGGCACGGCAAAGTCCAGTATCGGGGCGATTCTGCTCGATGCTCTCCTGAACGAAGAGACAGCTCTGTCGAGCCAGGCGACCTCGTATGCCGTGGAGGACGGGGCGCCAATCTCAGACCATGTCGTACAGGAATCCGAACGGCTGTCGCTGTCCGGTTGGATCACAGCTGCCGATACGGTGCTGTACGGGGCCGGCGGCCGAAGCAAGCTGATCACTGCGAAGGAAGCCCTGCGATCGATTCATCGCGAGCGGCTGCCGGTCGTCGTGGTGACTGGTCTGGACACTTACACCGACATGGTGATGGAGTCTTGCAAGATCAGCCGCGACGGAAAGGGCGAGTTCTTCGAGGTGTCCTGCGATTTCCGCCGGATTCGAAAGGTCACGCTGCGGAAGGCCGACGTCCCGCCGGAGAGGGTTTCCGCCAGGGATGGTGGTAAGGCCAAGGGCAAGGCGGGATCCACAAAGAGCAATGCCGGCAAGGTGGACGGTAAGGGCGGTACCGAGAAGCAAAAGAGCGACCTGAGCCGGATCTTCGGTAGCGTGTTCGGGAAGATGTAGATGCAGACAATCCCAGTGCTGGACGCGAACGACAGTTTGACGGAGGTGGTGCTGGACGAGCGGACATTCTTCCTGCACCTGTCATGGAACAGTGAGGCCGAACTGTGGTCACTCGCAATCGAGAATGCGTATAACGAGCTGATCATCGCTGGCATCGCCCTGGTTCCCGACACGCTTCTGCTCGATCGCTTTCGGCACCTCCCGGTCCCCGCCGGTGACCTGCTGGCGTTGACGCCGGACGGCCGAGACAGCATCAGCCGCGAAGCGCTACCGGCCGGCGACGTTGCCTTGCTCTACATCGAAGCCGACGAGGTGAAGAGTGGCACGCTTTGATCGGACATACAGGCTGCTGGTCGGCAAGTCCGGTGGGAAGGGGCTGGAGATTGCGCCGCCGATCCGCATCACTTTCGAGGTCGACAAGGACGCTAGCGAGCAGCCGAATCCGCACAAGATTCGGATTTTCAACCTGAAGCCAGAGACACGACGTTCCATCGAGGTGCCGGACACGCGGTGTGTGCTGTATGCCGGGTACGCCGAGGAAGACGGGCCAGTGCTGATGGCGGCCGGCGCGGTGACGTTCGGCTACACCTACTTCGACGGCCCCGATGTAGTGACGGAACTGGAAGTGCGCGACGGCTATGTCGAGGTCAGAGATACCGCAGTTTCCCTTGGCTACGGCGCGGGCGCGTCTGCGAAGCGCATCGTGAGCGATATCGCAAAGCAGATGGGATTGCCATTGATCATGGCTGACGATGCGCCTGAGCGTACGTGGCAGAACGGCTTCTCGTTCTACGGCCCGGCCCGCCAGGCGCTGCACAAGGTGGTTCAGGGTACAGGGCTGGAGTGGTCCATCCAGAACCAGACGCTGCAGGTCGTGCCGAAGCGAGGCACTACCAAGCGGCAGGCTGTGGTGCTGGCGGCCGACTCCGGCTTGATCGGGTATCCGGAGCGCACGCGGGAAGGCGCGCGCGAGAAGGCGCGCGTCAAGGACGAACGCACCGGCAAGCGGGCCAATCTGGTCAGCGCGGCGCAGCAGCGAGACGGTTGGAGGGTGAAATCGCTCCTACTGCCGCAGATCAACCCTGGTGATCCGGTGAAGCTGGAAAGCCGGTCAATCGAGGGCTTCTACAGAGCCGAGTCGGTCAAGCACACCGGCGATTCGGAAGGCGGTGACTGGCAGACAGAACTCGAACTGGTCGACCGCAACGCACCACCGAAACAGAAGAAGGGCAAGTAACCATGGATGTGACAGAACTGCGTCAGCTTATTGCGACCGAGCTGGCGGAGGTGCACACATGCCTGCCAGGCGTCATCGTCTCCTATGACGGATGCACCGCGGTGGTCAAGCCGGCGCTGCCCAAACAGCTGGCCAACGGGGATGTACTCCCGGCCCCGCAGATTGTGCAGGTGCCAGTGTGCTGGCCATGCGGAGACATGAGTGGAACGAAGGCGCTCATCACGGTTCCGCTCAAGCCCGGTGACCCGGTGAAGCTGTCGTTCTGCGAGCGGGCGCTGGAAGGCTGGCTGTCAGGTTCTGACGCTGCACCGGATGATCCACGCCAGTTCGACCTTTCCGATGCCTTCGCCACGCCACTGATGCGCCCGGGCGCTGATGCCGCGGACACGGAAAACGTGGCCGTTCAGTACGGCGCCTGCGCACTGAAGCTTACGCCGGCAGGGGATGCCATCCTGAGCGGACCCGGCAAGTTTCGTGTGCAGATGCCGGCCGTATTCGAAAAGCTGCTGACATACCAGGCCGGCCTCGCGGGTGAGGGTGGCGGCGCTGGAACAAGTATCACCGGCGACATCCAGCACACCGGTGGCACGATCTCCTCTGATAGCCCGGTAGAGGATGGTCACCGCCACACAGACAGCGTTGGCGGGAAGACCTCTGGACCTGAGCAATGAGCTTCGACCTCGCACTATCACCCACGCACGACCTGGAACTGTCGGATGCCGGTGATGCATCCCTCGTCGACGGTGCTGAACGCATCGCGCAGCAGATTAAGGTGACGCTGCTCGCGTTTCTCGGCGAGTGGTTTCTCGATGTGTCGTTTGGCATTCCCTACCTGGAATCGGTGCTCGTCAAAGGACCAGATCGGGCCCAGCTTGAAGCGATCTTCCGGGCGAAGATCGCCGAAGTCCCCAGCGTAAGGACCGTGCGCCGCATCGACCTGCTCATTGACCACGCCGGACGGACAATGGCCATCGACTTCGAAGCCGACACTGACGCAGGCCTTGTTGCCCGTCGCTACTTCCTTCAAGCATAAGGACTGCATCTCATGGCATACGGTTTGACACCCGACGGGTTCATGCGCATGCGCTTGCCCGAGATTCGCCAGCAGATCGTCGCCGACTGGGAGGCACGTTTGCGCGCGAAGGGCTACGCTGGCGCAATCGAGACGCGCCCTGATTCCGTCATTGGCCTGCTGATCGACACCTTTTCCGATCGAGAGGCAGCGCTGTGGGAATTGGCGGAGGGAGTGTACTACTCGATGTATCCGCCGACGGCGTCGGGAGTGTCCCTCGACAATTCTGTCGCGTTCGCGGGGGCGAAGCGCCTGGCGGCGGAGCCGTCCCGTTGCTACGTGGTGCTCTACGGCGCGGAGGGGACGGCTGTCGGGCCCGGGGCGCAGATCCGGCACCGAACAACGCAGACGCTTTGGGGCATTACCGACGGCGCCACAATTTCTGCGGATGACGCGGCGGACCTGCACATCGAGGTAGCGGCGGTGGCGGCCAACGTTGACTACACAGTGCTCATCGACAACGTTCCCTACACCTATCGGAGCGGGGCAGCGCCCAACGTCGCGAGCATCATCTATGGCGTTGCCGGCATGTTGCTGCCAACCGGTCTCAACGTGGAATCCAACGCGGCGGCTGTGCGTGTCTTCACGGATGGCAGAGCAGCGTTCGCAGCGGCCGTGTCACCGAACCTACGCATGGCGACCATCGGGACGCCGGCCCTTGCGGAGACGTTCGATGACATCGCTGAGGTGGCCCTGCCAGGCGACCTATCGCAGATCGTCACCCAGACGCCCGGTTGGGCATCGGTAAACAACCTGCAACCTGGCGCTGTCGGCCGCGCCTCTGAAAATGACGCACAGCTTCGCGCCAGATACAAGAATGGCATCTACCGTCTGGGGGCTGCGACGCTGCCAAGCATCTCGGCGAACCTCAAGGAACTGGTGCCCGGCGTGCTCGCGCTCAAGGCCTTTGAGAACGATACCGACGATCCAGACGAGTATGGGCGACCGCCTCACAGTCTGCACGTTGTCATTGATGGCGGCTTGGATCAGGAGGTTGCTGATGCGATCTTCCGGCTCAAGGCCGCGGGCATCGATACGCACGGCGATACGGTGATGTCGGTACAGGACGATGGGGGCACCGCACATGAGATTCGCTACGATCGCCCACACAAGGTGTACGTGTGGGCGAAGGCACGGGTCATGCAGCTGCCGCCTGAAGAGAGCGAGTTTCCGGTAGACGGGTACGATCGGATTCAGCGAGGCCTCGCCGCGGCCGGCGATACGCTGGATATCGGGGAAGACATCGTGCTGCAGAAGCTGTACAGCGGGGTGTACACGACCCCGGGTGTGGCGATGGTTGATCTGCGGCTGGCTTGCTCGACTGAGCCTGCGTATGTGCCGGCAGACGCTGATTATGTTGCCGGGAACTTTCCGGTAAAGCCATTTGAGCGGGCAGATTTTGACGTGTCGCGCGTGGAGGTGGTCGCATGGACCTGAGCCAACGGCACGACGAAATCGCCTGGTCGAACTGGCTTGCGCAGTTCAGGGACGGCAGCAACCTCGAGGCACTGGTTAAGGCCCTGTTAAAGCCGGCAGCGGGAATTCAGGACGCGTTGCGCGAATTGCGCGACCGGCGGTCACTGGGCACTGCCTGTGGCGTCCAGCTGGATGGTATCGGCACCATCGTGGTGTTGGATCGTCCGAAAGCCTACGTACCGTCCTATCCATACTTTGGCTTCGAGGGCGATCCCGATGCGCAGGGCTTCAATCAGGCACCGTTCTGGAATGAGGGAGCCCCGGGCGCGACACGGGAGTTGCGAGGCATATCCGATGTCCTGTATCGGCGGCTCCTCAAATGGAAGATCGCCATCAACAACGGGCATGGCACGGCACCGGAGATTGCTGCATCGCTGAAGGCCATCTTCGGCGCATCGCGCGTGATTGTCTCCGACGCTGGCAACGCGAAGATTCGAATCTGGATGGATGTATCGCCGGTCGGCCTGAAGGGGATTGACGTTCGACTCTATGTGCCGAAGGCGGCTGGCGTCGGTCTGGAATCCATGTCGGGCAGTAAGCCAAAACCCTTTGGGTTCAGGAGTCAGGGGTTCTGGGGCTTTGGGGAAGGGGTCTTCGCAAGGGAGTTCTGAGCATGGCGAGCATTGATTTTTTCAACGATTTTGAGACTGTCTGGGCAACCAACGGCGCTATCGTGCCTCTCGACTCGCGCGATTATCAAGAGGGGTGGGCGTTTATTGGCGAGGTACCTCCAGAACTCGAGCAGTTCAATCGGCTTCAGCAGATTGTGGACCAGCGTACCGCGTGGCTCTACAAGCAGATGAAGGAGCTTGCCCGCGCGTTTGGATACTCGATCGACGCGGAAAGCATTAACGCGCTCACAAGCGCTTTTGCCAAGATCCCCGTCCAGGTGAACGCCGACTGGAACGCCACCAGTGGGGCGGCCAAGATTCTCAACAAGCCAATCCTTGCCACGGTTGCTATCAGCGGCAGCTACAACGACCTTGATGGGAAACCCAATCTGGCTGCGGTGGCCACCTCCGGTAGTTACAACGACCTCTCTGGGAAGCCCGCAATTCCGGCGCCTCAAGTCAATGCGGATTGGAATGCAACCAGCGGAGTTGCTGCGATTCTCAACAAGCCGGACCTATCTGCTGGATGGACTTCGGCCACGCTGAATCCCATGGTGTTGGGTGGACTAGGGAACTTCATCATCGTGGCCAACATTCTGGCGCCGGGTGCTTACATCGCTAATCCACAAGTCCGTTGGAACGGCCCAGTCCTGCCTGGAACCTGGATGGGGTGCGGTAACTATTCCAGCGGCGGGGACAAGCTCTCATTGGTGGTTAGGGTGGCCTGATGAAATACGAAGACGTAAAGGATCCGATCTACGGATCGGCAGATGGGACTGTCATCTTTTGTCGTGTCAAGTTTGATGGGATGCGGGACTACGTTCCATTTGGCGCTGCGGCCCACGATTGCACTGAGCATGGACGTCGAATCCATGCTGAATTGATGGGCGGAAAGTACGGCTCGATTGCCTCCTACGCGGAGCATCTGGCAACTCGGCAGGATGAACTCGATGCGATGGCGAGGTCGCGGCGAGATGCTCTCCTGCGCGAATCCGATTGGGTGATGCTGCGATCGATGGAATCAGGGCAACCAGTGCCGGGCGAATGGCTTGCCTACCGCCAGGCACTTCGTGATGCGCCTATGCAGGCCGGTTGGCCGATGAGCGTCGTGTGGCCGATGTCACTCGAGGCGCAATCTGAGACGCAAGGATTTGATCAATGAAATCGAGCCAGTTGCCAAAGCTCATGCCGGTGCCCTTCGCATCGGGTGGGTCAAAGAACGATATCCCGGAGACAGCACAGTCGGACAAGCCGGGAGCGGCGTCACTGGAATCCGGGTTCCCCGATATCACGATGACCAGCGCATTGCTGGGCGGCGTACCGCCGGATGGGAAGGACATGAACGGCGTGTTGTACCTGCTGTCGCTGACAGCACGCTGGATTCAGCTCGGCGGCGGCTTTCCATACAACAAGTCATTCGCCGATGACTCCGGGGTGAACGGATATCCCAAGGGCGCAATGCTGCTCTCATCGGATGGCACGCGATACTGGGTTAACCAGGCAGATGACAATACCACTGACCCGGAGGCGCCGGACGAATCGGCACGGAACTGGGTACTGCTCAACGCGGACTGGAATGCCAACTCTGGCCCGGGGCAGATCCTAAACCGGCCCAATCTCGCCGCTGTCGCTACGTCAGGTAGCTACGATGACCTCGTAGACAAGCCTGCCATTCCGGCTGCTCAGGTCAATGCTGACTGGAATGCGACCAGCGGAATAGCCAGGATTCTGAACAAGCCCTCGCTCGCCGCAGTCGCAACTTCAGGCAGTTACGCCGACCTGACTGGGAAGCCTGCCATCCCGGCTGCTCAGGTCAATGCTGATTGGAATGCCGCCAGCGGTGTCGCAAGGATCCTAAACCGACCTGACCTGGCGCCCGTAGCGACTATAGGTCAGCATTCAGCCTTGTCTGACATCAAGGGCGATGGGGATCTTCATATTTCCGAGGAGCAACAGCAGAAGCTCAGGGGGGCAGTGTTGCTTTCGGAGACTGTCTATTCCGTGGTTGCACAGTCGGTGGCTTTCGAGCCTCAGTCTGCAAACATCAATTGCACGCTAGTTCCGCCGTTGGTTGGATCCCCGGTTGTGTTCGACAGTAGTGACGCACTCCCACCCGAGTTGCAGGCGGGCGTGACGTACTTCGTGGTTAAAGTCAAATTCGCCGACGCCTTCGACAGCGGCGAGGGCGGCTGGTTCAGGGTGGCAACTCATCCAGGTGGTGTAGCGATCGTTATCACAGCGACTGGAAGTGGCACCCATCTGATCACGAATCCCAAATGGTTCAAGGCAACGCACAACCCGGAGTGGGTCGAAGCCGAGGTACAGGGTGCCGGCGGTGGAGGAGGGACGTCCACCTTGGGTACTGCAACGGGAGGTGGAGGGGGAGGCTATTCGAAGCTGCGCTGCTCCGCATTAGCATTGCCTGAGAGCCTCGACATAGTTGTCGGGGCCGGAGGTAAACCTGGCGCTACGGATGGAAGTTTTGGGTTTCCTGGTGGCACGACATCGCTCGGTATCGTCGTCTCGGCGACTGGCGGTAAGGGAGGGATCGGTAGCGTGACTAGCAGCATGCTGCTTGGCGTGCTGGGAGGCGATGGCGTTGGGGGCGACATGAACATTCGCGGCGAAGGTTCTTCGCCAGTCCAAATGACGGCGTACGCGAACTACAGCCGAGGTGGAGATTCAATGCTCGGCTTTGGGGGGATGGGTGCCATTCGCATAAGCGGCGCCACGCCTGCTCCGCATGGAACGGGTAGGGGGGCGGGTGGCGCTGGAGGCAATAGCTCGACAGGCGGATTCATGACCGGCCGCGGATCGGACGGTCTGGTGATCCTCAGGGAGTTCATGTAATGACCACGAAGGCGAGAATCGAACAAGGGCGGGTGGTTGAACTAATGACCGCTGAGCCGTTTCCGGGGTTTCATCCGTCGCTGGTGTGGGTCGATGCATCAGGCGATGTGGAGGTCGGTTGGACGTATATGAACGGTCAGTTCACGCCGCCGAAGCCGCCCGCCCCAGAAAGTATCGCTGATGCCTACATAGGCGCTTTGCAACAGGTAATGGACTCAACCGCGCGTAGCCGCGGCTATGACGATATTAAATCGGCCATCACTTACCTGCAGAGCAGCATCCCGAAGTTTGCCGCAGAAGCGAATTCGATGTGCGCGTGGCGCGATGCAGTCTGGAGGTATGGTCTCAACGAGATTGCTTACGTGCAGTCTGCTTTCAAGCCATTACCTTCACTGGAGGAATTCGTTTCCGCCATGCCGTCAATCGAGTGGCCGGAAGGGGTATGAAGCATCGTTAATGTAGTGGGCCAGGGTGCATGATCGTAAGCGGCCCTGTGCCGGCATTCATTTGCTTTTTGGAGAGTACATGCCTGAGCCAGTTTCGTCGGCCGGCGCCGCTGTGGTTACCGGGATGGCAAGCGGTCTTGCGCTCGGCGCTATTGTGTCGAAGCCAAATGTCGCGCTGTTAAGCGGAGTGTTCTGTGGCGCGGTGGTATTCCTGTTGCGCAGCAAAGAGCCCCACTGGATCAAGAAAGCGCTCTATTTCTGCATCTCGCTCGTCGGTGGATACGCAATTGCGCCAGACGTGCAGTCGGCAGTTGGCTGGTTGCCCGCTTGGCTGGCAGCGTTCTTCTCGGCTGCCGCGGTGGTGGCGGTCGCCGTCATCGTGCTGGACTGGTCGGAGAAAGCCATTCCGCAGATCCTCAACCGGCTGGTCGACCGCTTGATTGGAGGAAGCCACCATGAATGAGCTGATGTTATACCTGAACGCAAAAGGAGCGGCGGACATGTGGCTGCTGGTTGCCAACGGCGTCATCTCAACAGCGATCTTCTCGATCCTGCTGTTTGCACGACCCATGACCGAAGCGCCGATGCAACTGCACGCGCGCCTGGCTCGGTACGCCTTTGTGGCCGTCTATGGCGTACTTGCGGCGCGCATCTTGTGCGGGCTGTATTACACGCCGGTCGAGCCGACGGAGGTGGCGGTGAACGTCATCGTGCTGTGGCTGGTCTGGATTACACGCGGCGACCTGTCCGTGATTTTGGATGCGGTGCGCATCGTGCTGGATCGCCGAGCCTGTCGGGCCAGGTCCTGAGCACTTCCCCTGTCGTCAAAACGGCCACCTTCGGGTGGCCGTTTTGCTTTGGAGCATCACGTGAAGACTTCTCAGAATGGCCTTGCGGTCATCAAGTATTTCGAGAGCTGCCGGCCGTCAGCGTATCTCGACAGCGCTGGCATCCCGACAATTGGCTGGGGGCATACCGGACCGGACGTGCGGCTTGGCATGACGATTACCCGGGACCGGGCGGACGAACTGCTCCTGGCGGATCTGGCTGAGCATGAATGCATTGTCTTGTCAGCTGTGACCGTCCAGCTCACGCAGGGACAGTTCGACGCGCTTGTGTCGTTTTGCTTCAACGTTGGGCCAGGAAGGAAGGGCAAGAAAGACGGCTTGGTCACCTTGGCCAACGGCAATCCGTCAACCCTGCTGCGACGGGTCAATGCAGGTGACTTCGATGGGGCGAAAAGCCAATTCTCCCTTTGGAACAGGTCGGGCGGGGTGCCGCTGCGAGGCCTGATCCGTCGCCGTGCGGCTGAATGCGCTCTGTTCATCGGTATGAATGGAGCCGACGCCATTGCGATGGGGAGGTCAGCCGCATGATCTGGAACGCGAACCTCGTTCCGTGGCGCTCAGTTGGAGCGGTGGCGCTGATGGGCGTGCTGGCAGTCGTACTGTTCGCTGCAGGATGGACAGCCAACGGCTGGCGCAAGGATGCTGAATTTGAGCGTCTGAAGGTAGCTAGTGCCCAGGTTGATCTTGCCGAAGCCAACAGGGCGCTTGAAGACCTGAGCACCGCCGGGCGGAAGATCCGCGAAGCTGCGGACGACTATGCCGGCATCCAGACCACGTTGAGCGGCAAGCTCGACGCCATTCGGAAGGACCTGAAAAATGCGAAGCCTTTACCTGTGGGTTGCCGCCCTGATGATGTCCGCATGCGCAAGCTGTCCGACGCCGTCGACGCAGCCAAGCAAGCCGCTGCCGCTCGATAGCGCGCTGGCTGCGCCGTGTGTGGTGCCGGATGCGCCGGCCGTGGCCGACTACGACGTGTGGCAGGACTGGATGGTAACGGTACTGGGCGCCTTGGGTGACTGCGCGGTCCGGCATGAGCGAACTGTGCAGGTCTGGCCAAGCTAGAGGGCAGGTTTTGGAGAGGGTTGCGCCGACGAGCCCGAGGCGCCGGTAGCGGGAGTATTACCGTGCGGAGAGGAGGTGCTCTGCGACTTACTGGTGGCAGGCTCAGGCGGAATTTCTGCCAGGACGACTGGAGCTTCGTCCTGCTGTTTGACGACTATCACAGAGCCAGTAGCCCGTTCGTATATGAAATATCGATCACCAACAAAACCGAGAAGCACTGCCGGCTTTTCAGGTGATTCTTGCAGTGGCAAATTGGAGCGCTTCCCATCCACCTTCATTGGGCCATTCCCTTCTTTCGCCCGCTCAGCATGGAGCTGACCGTGACCGAACGCTGCGCCAAGCAATGCCACCATCATGGTTACCATGAATGTCCTTGCGCGCCGTGACGGAAACAACCGACGAAGTGCTGGCGTCTCGGCCGTGAACTGTGCCGCGGCGATGCCACACAGCATGCCCACCACCACCCACTTCAAGGGTGTTCTTCCAAAGTATGCGATCAAGACGATAGAAGCGTAGTACAGGACGCCGAGCAGGGCCTTGAACCGGTTTAAGAATTTGCCAACGGGCGTGTCTTTGCCGCCTCCTTCCGGAAACATCTCTTGAGGATGCAAAGCTTCGCCCACGAGCGCGCCAATGATCAATGAGCCCAACGAAACCACTAATGGGTATGCCGTGACTTTGAAAATATCAGTCAGCGACATGTAGGGAAGGATATTGATATTGAATGCGCCCCAGTATGCGAGGAGATACAGGCCAGCCAGTGCCACCCCGTAGACCGTTGCGAGTTTTAGGAGATATGCGGTAGTTGTTGCGGAAGCTTCTGCGGATTGTTCTGACATGGGGCATGCTTGTTGTTGGCTCGTCTGGGACGAAGTATGCAGCACAACGGGACTTCATCTGTTTCGACCCGATCGACTGAGACTTCAAATCCTTCCCCTTGCCGACCAGCAGGTTGTACACGCGACCGGGTCTGCGCCACGGTACCACCCCTTCCGACGCGCGCGGGTGTGCAGGCGCTCGAAGTCGCTGCGGTCGATCTCGTCAAGCACATAGGCCTCGCCGTCCAGGACGCAGCCGCCGGGCAGGGTGGTGAGCGTCGACCAGTTCGGGAAACCACGTTGTTGCGTGGGCTCCGTTGCGTGACTTCAGCAGCGGCGTCGCTGCCTTTGGTCGCCAGCAGGCGATAGCCGTCGTACTTTTATTAGTAGTTCAATCCGTGTTGCATTTGGAGCCAAGCGCGAAGTGCCATGGATTGGGCCGGCAGGAAGGTGCAATCCCGAAGGAATTTGAAATCGCAAGACGTTGTTGTGCAGGGACTCGCACGCCCCACGCGTCCCCGCACCGGCAAACTGCCCCTTACTGTGACGTGGCCAGATGAGTGCGGCTAGCGACGCTGCGCAAAGCCGTTGATGATCCATGCTGCCGCCAGAAGCGGAATTGAGAAGATGCCAATCATCACTGCTTTGATCAAAGCATCTACGGCGTCACTGAATACGTTAATCACGAACACGACAGTGGCCAGGATAAGAAATGTGTAGCCGGTCCAGCGTAAAACGGCAGCTGTCCTACGCAAGCCTTCGTTCATATGCCGATCCGTTACAGGCTCGTGGTTTGCCCATGCCAGCGCGCGCCATTGAAGTCCTTGGCGCATGCGCCTGGGCAATGTTTAGCTGGTTGCACTCGGGGCTTTCGCCCCTCTCCGCCGCCGTTCGCTAGAAGTGAGTGCCGCGTAGTCAGAAGCCTCGGGTCAGTGCATGATCTCACAATCTGCTCATCACTTCTCTTGGTTTCCTCTCCCTCGATCGGCACCCCATAGAACGAGAAAGATCAACGCGAATTCGCACAGCAGTAGAGAAATTGCGAGTTCACTATCCAGTAGGAATTTCACGATCTTTGCGACACCGGCAAAGTTGGCCCCCTCTTCGGAGGCACGGTCTATGGCTACCGGCAAGGATGGGAGAAGTGCTTCGACGGCTTGTCGCGTACGAAACGTGCGCCATGTCCCCGTCCACAGCCAAGTCCCCACGTAGTACAAGAAGATAAGCAGTGGCGCTGACAGTAAGGGAGCAAGGATTCCATACAAGAACGCCAAAAACCAGTCGCTCATGCCGACCGAATGTTGCGAACCCTTGTGGTCGTCGCCCATCGCCTGTCCACCCTGCTTCACGGTCAGTTGATCTACGAAGCCCAATTAGGGAACGGAAACAGCAATCAAGTCAATCGCAACACCTTTCTTCGTCAATCTATGGAGCCAGTCTCCGTCTGGCGGGCCGCTCTCACCTATCAGGCGCCGTCCGACAACGAAAAGCCCTCGGCCTGGGGAAGCGAGGGCATTATCCGTCTCCTGTGCATAAGCAGCTTTCGTGATGCCGAAAGCGCGGGGATTTGA